TCAGAGCCGTGCGGGAAGTGTGAAAGGATCGTGGAAAGCATTCCCGATCCCGATGAAGCGGAAAACGACATCAAAAAACATTTCCGGTATGTATCGTTTAACAGCGAGAGAAACCCGGAAGTTAACAGCAAAGGAGAAAATCATGCCTGACAATTTTGGACGAATGACAAGCGACGAAACACCGCAAAGTCTCAAAGACTTTTGTTTTCCGAAACAAGAACAGAAAGAGGAATCAATTCATAAACATACGCCGGGCCCGTGGACGATTTATAACCACGCCGGGACCGATTCCGGACACTACGACGGTTACTTAAAAAGTGACATCCGAGCGGGGGCGGACCTGATACATATTCGCCAATCAAAGGCAGGCAACACATTCCAGCGACTGGCAGCAAATGTCCGCTTGATGGCCGCTGCCCCATCAATGCACGACGCATTATGGGCCATAGCCAACATGCAGGTCCAAGAAGAAACAGACAAAGGCGAGGTCCTTGCACTTTGCATGTCAATCGCTCGCCTTGAGTTAGAAAAATGTTCAACGGCTGGAAAATAACCAACATTCTCGACGTGGGTCTGTGCGAACTGGACACAGCCGACGGGCCCTACAACAAGACCGGATACCGACTTGAGCATCGAGAGGACGGATTTGCAATCACGGTCGGCCTGATGGAGTACATATCTGGCTGGTCAGCGTTGGAGATACTTTACTGGCTGCACGAAAAACAAGCGATACCAAGGAGATACGACAATGCGAGAAGGCAATGAAGACAACAAGCCTCATTTGTGCGTGCCGACGTTGGACGGCAATGCTCACGTAATTCCAACGGAAGTGTTTGACAAGATCATTTCTGGTGAGATGAAGATCACCGACATGGATGATTGGGAAATCATCACTCGGACAGCCTTTTCGGAATGGCTGCGAGGATTGGAAACGGCAGCAAAAACACGAGTTTACAAGGCTGCCGTTGATCACATCGCGGATACGATGGCTGCCGGGGCATGGCAAGACGGGCCCGCTCCGAAAGACGGCTCTTGGATTTTGGGACTCTTCTACGGACTACCTTATGTTGTCTGTTATGACTCATGGGAGATTAGTGAAGAAGGCGGTCCAAAAGAGACAGAAGAAGGATGGTGCTTAGCTGGACAAGATATGCATCCAATGGATCAAGACGAGCCCGAAAAGTGGGCCCGAATCATCCACCCAAACCGACACATGCCGGCGTCATGGGACGGGCCCGGAGACTAACGTTAGGAAATGTACATTTGGGAAGCCGTCCGGTTCGCTATGGCCCAGGCAGTCGCCAAGGACGCTGAGGAACTGGCGCGGTACGTGTCCGCGACCCAGCCGGTCATCGCCCAGATTACCGGAGCCAAGAAATAACAGAGGACGAATCATGCAACGGGATTTCACAGGACTGCCGACAGCCTACGAAAGAGTCTACAGAACGGCCATGAAAGGCAAGAGCCGCCTGGCGGCTGTCAAGGCGTTTTGTCTGGAATGCTGTGGCTGGGAACGAGAGCAAGTGCACGACTGCACGGACACCGGATGCCCGTTATGGCCGTACCGCCCGTTCAGACGGATCACACGACATGAATAGATGGCGGTTTATCGCACAGATATGGCACCTGGGGCCGACGATCTCGGCAAACTGGACCCACGGCCCATGTGGACCTGACATAACGCCTTAACGGCAACCAAACATGGCTTTATCGCGATCACCGCCGGCCTCCATGCCGACGGAAGTGTCTCTGCCCGGTGGGGCAGGTCGTCGGCTAACGGGGCACCCGGCAACCTGGACAGGAGGGGGCCGCTGGAAACAGCCCCTTGGGTGCCCCGATACCCCAAATTAACATATTGGCGACAAAAAGGCAAGGAGATTTCCCTTGCGGGGATAAATTTGGGTGTGTAGAGTATGGCTACTGCCGAGTTTGACGACAAGTGAATACCTAACAAATCACGGGGCCGCATGTCAAGTTTCTCACTTGTCTGGCTCGGCAGGCCCGGCCCCATCTTTTTTCCCTTGCGCCAGGGAGGGCAGTGATGTATCGGATCGTTGATTGGGATGAGCGATACGAGGTGGACACGAAGGGGCGAGACTGGAAACCAGGGGCCCCTAAGTGGTCTGGACCACTGCGCTTTATCCGCCTCAAGGTCAACGGCGCCAAGCTCGGCAGAGGCTACCGGCGGCTCCAAAAAATTGCCCAGATTGACGCTTTCCAAACTTTCGGAATCTTCTGCAAGCTGCTGGAACTGGCTGGAGATTCCGACCGCGACGGTAGGAATTTAATTCCAGACGCCGAGGAACTCGCAGAGATATTGGATGGTCCATTAGACCAGATACAGAAAGGACTTACAAATCTTCTGGCCGTCGGTTGGATCGAAGAGCTTCCGAATGTTCGGAAACTTTCCGAAAGTTCGGCCCAACATAACATAACAGAACATAACAAAACAAAACGAAAACGCTTTCATATGGAAAGCGTAGGAGATTCCAATGGTCAGGCAGACCCCGAACCGCAGAACGAATACGAACGCGCCCTCTGGAGGATTCGACATGGGAGCGTTCTCGGTGCCGGACAGCCTCCACGACGAGGCGGCGGTACTGGCCTCGATGGTGATGCAGCCGAAGGTGATCCCGGAAGTCGTGGAGATACTACCGAGCGAGACGTACCTGACCGAGTTGAGGCATCGGCTGCTCTGGCGGATGATCATGCGGCTGGACCGGGATAACGCCGGGCAGGGCATCGACGGGCTGCTGCTGCGCGACGAGATCGAGACCTGCAAGGAGTTCGGCGACAACGGACTGGATTACCTGCGAGAGATTCTGAACGCCGTGCCGACGACCGCCAATGCCGTCTGGTATGCCCGCAAGGTGCGCGAGAAGGCGTTCCGGCGCGGTCTGATCGTCGCCGGTCAGCGGCTAGTGGAGCTGGCCGCCGAGCCCGGCGATATGCCCACCCTGCTGGACGAGGCGGAAACCGCTCTGGCGCAGGCCGGTGCCCTGGCGGTCGTGGCTGAGCCTGTGGTGGACGCCATGACGGCCCTGAAGCGCGCCTATGAGCGCATCGAGACCAAACCATCGCCCAAGGTTATTGTGCCATACGAATCACTGGCTGAGGTCATGCCCGGATTTACGCCGGGGCAAATGGTGGTCATAGCGGCGCGGCCGATGCAGGGCAAGACCGCGCTGGCCTTGTCGCTTCTGGCAAGGAATTTCGCCAAAGACCCTGACTTCGGTGCCATGTTTGTCAGTCTCGAAATGGACGAGATCGACCTGGGGATGCGACTGATGAGCCAAGCGTCGCGCATCCCCTATACGACCCTGGCGCGCAGCGGCGCGGTCCTGAGCCCCGACGAGTGGCGCCGTCTCAACGACGCCAATAGTGTGATAGCCGGGTGGAATTTCCTGAGCGCCAGCCACATCCCACCCCAGCCGGCGGCCATTCGGCACGCCGTGCGCCGGGTCCACCGCCGTAGGCCGCTGAACGTGGTCGTGGTCGATTACTTGCAGCGGCTCTACCTGCCAGCGGCGAAATCGAATCGGAACGACGAAATCACAGCCATTAGCAACGCCATGAAGAATCTGGCGATGGAACTGGATATTCCCGTTATCGTGTTGAGTCAGTTGAGCCGGGCCCCCGATGCCCGCGACGACCACCGACCGCGGCTGAGTGACTGTCGCGATTCCGGTACGATCGAACAGGACGCTGACGCCATTTGGCTGTTGTACCGCGCCGATTGCTACGAGCCGGACCCCGGCCGTCACACACACGACGCCGAGGTACACATCGGCAAGCAGCGCAACGGGCCCACCGGGACCGCTCACCTTCGTTTTTGCCCGGACGTTATGAGTTTCGAGAACCCTTGTTCGGAGATGTTGGCATGAGTCAGACGGAACTAATCACCGTGACCTGCAACCGCTGTCGTAAGACTCATCGCGTGAGCCGGACGGACATGCTGGGCTGGAAAACTATAACCTTTGTGGGCCTCCAGACTCGCCTGCTGTGCCCGGACTGTCAGACTCAGGTGGTGATGGACATCGACGGTTATCGTCGCAGGTGTGAACAGGGATGAACCGATGAGACGACAAGTGCGAAATCTGGTTGAGCAGCTTGCCCAGGCCGTTGATCTGCCGGGTCCGGTTTACGAGATTGGCAGCTTTCAGGTGCCCGGCCAGGAGTCGATAGCGGACCTGCGCTCGCTATTCCCCGGCCGTCGCTACGTCGGCGTCGATATGCGGGCCGGTCGCGGGGTGGATGTCGTGGCCGACATCGAGGCGGCCCGATTCGATGAGCAGGCGGGCACGATTCTCTGTCTGGATACGCTGGAGCACGTGCGCCGGCCCGAACGCGCCTGCCGGCAGATGGCGCGGCTGCTGGCCCCACACGGGCTGGCCCTGTGCGTCACGGTCATGCGTTTTCCCATCCACGAGTACCCCGAGGATTACTGGCGCGTCACGCCGGCGGGGTTGCGCCAATGGCTGGAGGTCTTTCCGTGGGCGGTGACGTGGGGCGCGGGCGACGCAAACCATCCGCACACCGTCGTCGGCCTGGCCGGGGGCAACGGCGGCATGCCGAGTCTGCGGGCGTGCGAGATTATCTCCGCGTGGAGTCGGGACTCGCGGCCGGGTCCGCGCTCTCGACTGGTTCATGCCTGGCGCGAGCTGACGGGGCGGTGATGCGGCGGTCGCGGTCGCCCTCTTCCATGACGGCGATCATCACACGGCAGAAAGACCACACTACCCAGGCCACACCGATAGCGGCGAATACGTGTTCGATCATGGTTGATCTCCTTCATTGCGCGTGTCGTCGATATAGCACGCCCGCGCTGTTTCCAGTTTCGTGCGGTGTGTGATCTTGGCGTAAATCTTCGTGGTGTCGATGCTGGCGTGACCCAGGAATTCGCTGACTTGGGCGATATCGCCTGTAATAGACAACATGTGGGTCGCCGCGCTGTGTCTAATGCGATGCGGCCACACATGCGGCAGGCCGGCCCGGCGGCAGGTCTGGGACACGATTCGCCATACGTCGCTGCGCAGTAGGCGCCTCCGCGTGCGCAGGGATCGCAGCATCGGCTCATCCGGCCCGGCGCCAATAAACCAGTTGGTCGTGTAGGATTCCACTAACTCCGCGACCGGGTCCGCCAAGCCGATGTAGCGCTCTTTGTCGCCCTTGCCATGCCGGACGGTCAAAACATGATCGTCTCCCAGGTCGCCGACGTTCAGCGCGCACAGTTCCGAGCATCGCAGGCCGGAGAACAGCAGCAGTTCAATGACGACGCGCCGCGTCTCAGCGTAGTATCGCTGGTTCGGGCTGCGGGGTGTGGCTGAAGCCCGCTCGCGCACGTAGGCCAGTAGTTGCTTGAGTTGGTTATCAGTGAGATACTTCGGTAGTTTGCGGGTCATGGTTCAATCCTCTTTCTCGGCCAGATCGATAGCGGCGCGGAGCCTGTTGATAGCCATGCCGCATGACACACGGTCGTCCGGGTCGATAAGCCGCTCACAGCATTCTGCGTTGAATTCGTTCTGAGTCATGGTCCTACTCCTATCTGAAGTTTCGTTTTCCGGCCCGTCGCCAGACTCTATATATAATAGTAGTTGAGATGCATGATATGCAACACTATTCTGCTGATAATGCGTGCAGTACAGCTAATAGTGCGTGCAACGTGTTGGCAGAGCACGAGTTACGGCACGCAAGAAACATGCAAAAAGGCGGCGAAAAGGCGAAAAATAGGTGCATGAGGCACGGATTGGACACTTGGTTATAAGACACATTGAGGGTTGCCCAGAGTCACAAATGCAAAAAAACAGGGCAAAAACGCTTGACAAAGGCGAACGCCGGCAATAAACTATCCGGCATGGCAATCGAGTATGACAATATGACATCTTGGGCGGGACGGCAACTCGATTGCCAAATCGCTGTCCCGTTGTTCATCCAGCCGGGCCCACAAAGCCCGGCTTTATCTTTGAGCCTATGAGACATGTGACCGTCAGAATCAGCAGAATGCACGAAGCGACGCCGGCAACCACCCGGCCGGACGTCAGACGCGGCGAGTATCTCGAAACAGTGCGCCGCGAATATGACCTGCGGCTGAAACGACAAGGGCAGGAACGGATCAAAAACAAGTGCGAGCAAGAGCGATTCTGTCCCGATGCCACCCAGTGCGACAAACTCTTCCACATCGAGCCTGTCCCGCCGCAAGAACCATGCACCGTAAACCCCAAACACAAAGGCCACAAAGTCGGCCTCGTAGATAACCAGACCCAGCAAAAAACCGTCTACTGCCAACACTGCTGGGCCGAGATGCGAGCACAACTCAAGTCATTGCCGAAACCGGCAGGGCGCCGCCAGACGCGTCAGAAGGGACGAAAGACCGCTATCAGCAACCGTCAGCTTGCCAAAGCCAACGGTCCCGAAGTCCGGCACCAAATCACGCGCAAGCCAGAGACGCAGGGCTCGATCACCGGCGTCTCGCCCGATCAACGGATAGGCACGTTGCCACCAACCGGGTTAGCCACGTAGGGAACCGCGAAGCCCTGGAGGCGTGTCAAACAGACGCGGGCCGTAAACAGCGCGATAGCCTGTTTGGTAAAATAGGCAACGCTTGTCACTGCGGCGGGCGGGGGGCGACTGCGCGATAACCAAGACCGAACGAAATCAGATTTCCCTTGACGTCTTCTCTACCGTGGCCCACACTACTCCCGTATCCTATAGCTGCTATGCCTCAAGGCAGGCCAAGTCAGAAATCAAGGCAACGCCAGGTAGGGATGAGGCAGGTAGAGGCAAGCGAGTGATTTAGCAAGATGCGCACAGTTTAGCAGGATAGTGCTAAAGTTCGGGCAGGGCTAAGGTTATGATCGAGTCAGGATTGTGCTCAAGCCATACCAGATGTTGTGGTCTGCTGCCGGCAGGGTGCCGGTTGGCTTTCAAGAGAGCACGCGGTGCAACAGTGTTAGCAACAGTGATGCAGATAGCCATAGGGGTCCCAGGCCGGGTCCCATGACCGGGGGAATTCGCGGGCGGGCGTTACACCGTATGCCCCTACTTTTCCCCGCGAGTGACATTTGGCGTGTCGGCCCGATTCTTCGGTAGTGCTGGTTATGGTTTTTGACGGCTTTGGTATCACTTTGCGGGCGCGCGCAAGGTGATGTTTATTGGAGAATGGGAGGCAGTATGCGTCGCAGTTACACGGAGCGGGTTCGGTCGATAGCGAAGCGGGCTGGGGTGACCCAGGTGGTGGCGTGGCGGGTTTACCGGGCGGTAGCGGAAGAGATTGTGGTATCGTTACGTCGGGGCGGGGTGGTGGATTTGCCGGGTTTGGGTCGTTTTCGGTCATGGTGGGACGAGCCGAGGCAGTGTCGATGTTTTGGGAAGGACTATCAGGTTGGCAGGAAGTTGCGTGTGAAGTTCAAGGCGGGTCGGTATTTGCGGAGTTAGGTTGGGTAGATGGCGGCGCATCCGAATCAGTTGCGGTTTTTGGCATTGTCGCTGGAGGCGTCTGAGGGGATCACGTTTGAGGAGGCGGCGGCTCGGGTGGGTTATCGGGTTCCGGAGGGCAAGGCGTCGGAGCGTCATTCGGTTTCGTTATTGGATGGGAGGGTGGCCTCGAATCGTCTTCGGGGTCGGGCGAGGAAGGCGGCGGGCGTGAAGGTGAAGAAGGCGAAGGCGGCGGCGAAGGCACGTCGTCAGGTTGAGCGTCGGGCGTTGGCGTCGGTTCAGATGGCCCAGTACAATCGGGAGCACAATCACGAGCGGGCACGGAATACGAAGGGTACTCCTTTGAGTGAGGCGGCGGCGGCGAAGTTGAAGGTGACTCAGCAGAAGGGGATTGAGGCTCGTCGGGCTCGTTCGAAGTTGGGTGAGCGGCTGTTGCCGGGCGCGAAGGCGACGGACGAGCAGATATGGTCCTGGCTCCAGAAGGCGAACATCATGGACTTTGCGAGGTTCATGGGCTATACGTTTGAGGGTCGGCCGGGCCAGGAGTTGGCGTTGCGGCTATTGCACGGTCTGCCGTTGCCGGAGGGCAGGGTCAAGGCGTATGTCCGGGTCCCGTGCGACGGATTTGTGCTGGAGCCGTGGGAGGGGACGTGGCTGGAGTATTACACGTTATTGACGGGCAATGCGACGATCTGGGAGGAGGGCGAGGAGCCGACGGAGGCTCGGATTTGCGTGGGGGCGCGGGGCGGTAAGAGTACGATTACGGCGTTGGAGGCGTTGTATCAGGTAACGCGGGACAAGTGGAAGGCGTATTTGGGCAAGCATCCACGGGCGTATGCGTGCATTCTGGCCACGAGTTTGCAGCAGGCTCGGGACGTGATTCAGGATGCGGCCTGGTCGATGATTGAGGGCAGTAAGCTGGAGCGTTTCGTGGAGAGTCACACGAAGTTGCGGATCATGTTCACGAACGGTCTGGGCGTGCGGTCGTGGCCGTGCAATGCGAAGGCCCCGCGTGGCTCTCCGTACTTTTTGACGATCTACGACGAATATGCGTGGTTTTTCGCGGAGGGTGGCAAGAGCGATAGGGACATCCACGCGGCGGTGGACCCGCGTCGTGCTCAGTTTCCTTTCGCTAAGCACGTGGAGATTACGACGCCGGCGGCGAAGCAGGGTCGGTTCTACGACAATTTCGTCAAGGGCTTCCGTCAGCATAGGACCTTGACGGTCAAGGCTCCGACGTGGACGTTCCGGCCGGAGTTGCACGAACTGGATAGGGAGTTCTTCGCATTGAAGTTCGCCGAGGACCCGTTCAACGCCAATCGCGAGTACGGGGCCGAGTTCGACGACAACATTCAGCGGTTCCTGCCGGAAGAGGAGACGTGTCAGGCCTTGAATCTGCCGGGCGACGTGCCGCCCTCTCCTTACGTGCGGTATTTCGCGGGCATCGACGCCAGTGGTCTGACGGGCAATGACCGGTTCGGGTTTGCGATCTGCGGTCGGGATTTGGACAGGGGCCGGTACATCGTACCGCTCGTGAGGTCGTGGACGGACAAGGTGCCTGAGCCGATTGTTGCGGAGGTCAGGACGTTGTGTGAGTCGTATGGCGTCCGGCAGGTCTTTACGGACCAGTACGCTCGGGGCTGGGTCCATGCGGCCTTGCGGGCGGCGGGTCTGGAGCCGATCGTCTGTCCTACCCCGTCGGTGGTATGGACGAATCTGCGGAAGCTGGTGGTGGGTCGTCAACTCGACATGCCGGACAATGGTGAGTTGCGCAGCGGTCTCGTAAGGACTCAGGGCGCTTATAGCGGGTCGAATCGCGTAACGATTTCGCATCCCCGCGATCGGGGCGGCCACGCCGACGTGGCCGAGGGGGTGGCCAAGGCGGTGTACGGGGCGTCTCAGGAGGTGTACTGGGGTGCGCATGGTACGCCGGCGGAAGAGGGGGCCGAGGCGGCGGCGGTCGCGGCGGAAGAGAGCTACGATCCCTTGACATATGGAAGGGTGTGAATGGGTATGGAAAAGGTCGCGTAGATTTTTCTATAAGTTTTTCTTGACACAGTAGAAGTTCTACTTATAGTCTTGCCCTCGTAGTCGTTCTTACGATGAAAGGAGTCCGACGATGGACAAGTTGAACGTACAGGAAGTCGCCCGCCAGATTCTCGCCTATTACTCCCGCAATCGCCGCAAGGGCCACACGCGGGCCGTGGTCCAGGACGCCCGTTCGACCCGAGCGATCGTGATCGTGGCCGAGGACGTCAAGGACAAGCCGCTGCGAATGGTGCGGAAGAACCACGTTCTGACGCTGGCGCAGGTGCAGGGCAAGGCGCTGGAGGATGCCAAGTTGCAGGGCTTCCCGCTGGTGCTGGACAACAGCGCGACGCAAGTACTGCTGAGCGGATTGATGGACCAAACCAAGTCGGTCGAGAAGCCGGTCAAGGTGGACAAGGCGGACAAGCCGGTCAAGGCGGTGAAAGTGTGATTGCCATACCCTCACAGTTCATGCAGACGAACAGGGTCCTGCCCCGCGGTACGGGGGTGGTCTTTCCCTGGGGCTGTCGGGGCGAGGACGTGCGTATTCACCTGATGACGGACAGTGACGCGAAGGCCGCCGCCTGCGGTGAGCGACTGCACGAGTGGGGACTGCCGCAATTGCACGCGGTGCGGATCGTGGGTTCTCAGATGCGTGGTATCGTCGTTGTCAATCCCTGGCAGCCGCGAGGGCCGGACGGCACGCCTCGCCCGGTGCGTTTCGGGGGCGATGTCATAGTCCTGGAGACGCAGGTCCCGGAGAACGTCGTGCGGTTCGCGCGCTGGCTGGTGGAGCGGCTCGCCGCGCAGGAGCGGGCGCAAGCCGTGGCCGACGCCAAGAAGCCGCCGAGTCTGAGCGCTCTGGCGGACGCCGGTGAGATCGAAACCTTCGACGCAGGGTAGGAGTATGGCGATGGATCGGATATGGTTCCGTATGTGCTGGGCGCGGATGGAACGGGACACGAAAGTCTCGGACGTCAGCCCGTCGCACGTTTACTGGGAGATTATGGGTCGTTTACCGGGATTCGATGTCCCGTTAGGGAAGCGTCTTTCGCAGCCTTTCGGTAAGACTTCCCGCCATTGAAAAAGAGAATGCGAATTCAGTGGACTGAGGCGGATATGGATAGACGCGAATTCATCGGTGGGTGTCTCGGTGCGGTGGCGACGCTCGTCTCCGGGTCTTGTCTGGGACCATGCTCTGGCATTCTAAGCGTTGATCCAGGCCCCTTGAAAGGAACGGGCGCGAACCCATACTCGTGGGGAGCAATCCTCGCTCGTTACAACAACCCAATGGCGAATCCTTACCGGGAGATTGATGTCATGGTCGAGCATCGCCAGGCTTTCCTGGACGCCCCGGTCCGTGAGGTTTAGGGCATTACCGTGGACACAGGTCGCGAACAGCACCTTTTTCGATAGCGTGTGAAATGAAAAACGACGTACTCGTTACCAATCTATTGAATCGTCAGTTGCGTCTGGAGCAGGTACGGGCCGGGTTCGAGGACGAGATGGACCTGGCCTTCAGGTACGTCAACCCGCGCCGTTACCGCACGGGCGGCGTCCAGGGCGCGCAGCGAAAGACGAAGATGTACGACGGCGTCGCCCAAGACGCCTTTTTCGATTGGGTGGCGGGCATGGAGGGTTGGGGGGTCTCCGAGAACCTCGACTGGCATCGGGCGGCGATCAGTACGCCCAAATTGCGGGACTCCGACTCCGTGCAGCGCTGGCTGGATGAATATACCGAGCAGATGGCGTGGGAGTTCCAGACGGGCAATCTGTACGAGTGTATGCCCGAATACTATCAGGACGCCGGCAGCGGCGGTACGGCCGTGACCTTGACGGAGGAATCGCACGATCTGAGTCGTTGCGTGCATCGCGTACCCCATCCGGGCACGTACTGGATCGCCGAGAACGACGAGCACGAGATCGACATCTATCACGAACTGACGACGATGACGTGCCGGCAGGCGGTGGAGAAGTTCGGCGGCGCCGACGACACGCTGCCCAAACTCATTCGCGACTGGTCCGTCGATCCCCAGGGCTCGTTGTGGGAGTGCGACTTCCTGACCTGCATCTGCCCGGCCGACGATAAGGCGATCTTCGAGCGGAATGTCACGGTAGGGCGCAAGCCGTATGCGGCTGTGACGGTCCTTTACCGGGTCTCGGCCGGCAGCGGCGTCCCGTCCGACGGGGTCTTGACGGATATAGCGGCCGGCGATCGTCTCGTTCGAGTGCAGGGCTACGATTACTTCCCGGCCACGGTGTGGCGTTTCCGGCGCAATAGCGACGAAATCTACGGGTTCAGTCCGGCGATGGATGTGATGAGCGTGATCGAGGCGGCCCAGCAGCACGCCTACAACCTGATGAATATGGGCAATTTCGCCGCCCGGCCCATGATGGCCGTGCCGGACGACAAGCGTTCGAGTTTCCGTTACCTGCCGGGCGAGCGCTTCAAGTACGCCGACGAGAAGCGTATTCCCATGCCGATCCCGATGGGGGGCGAGTATCCTATCGCCGTGGACCGGGAGAACAAGATTCACGACCTCATTCGCAAGCGATACGGCTATCACGTGTGGAATATGCTGCCCCTATTGCAGCAGAAGAAGGAGCGCGTCCAGGCGACGGAGGTCCTGGAGGGTCGGGCGGACCAGGCCCGTCTGTTGGTGGGCCAGTTCAACAACTTCTGGCGGGGCGGGATGCGTCCGACCTATAACAACGTGGCGCAGATCGCGGCGCGGGCGGGCCGATTGCCGGCGGCCCCGAACGTCTTGCAGGAGTATCGCGGCCGGGACATAGTGATTCCTATGTTCGTGGGTCCGCTGTCGGTATTGCAGTTGCAGACGGCGTCGCTGGGAAGGCTGAGAGGTGGACTGAGTCTGCTGGGCGATGTGGCTGAGATTCTCGGTAGGCACGTGGGGGCGGAAGAGGCGGCGAAAATCTATGCGCGGGTGCGCCTGCCGGACCTGGCCGAGTACATCTGCGACCATTCCTTCTTCCCGCAGCAGTTGATGAACGACGATGAGACGACGGCCGCGATCATTGCAGCGCGGGAGCAGCGGGCGGCGGCCTTGCAGGAGGCGATGGCGGCGCAGAAACTGGCGGCGGCGGCCGGTCAGATGGGTAAGCCCGTGGACGAATCGAGTCTTTTGGCGAGGGTAGGATGATGCCGGGAGAAATCCATTATCGCACGGAAGCATGTTATCGTTGCCACGGCGCCGGCGTAGTGACAATGGAGACAGACTCTGATGAAGAGCGTGTCTCGTGCTGCCCTCATTGCCACGGGAAGGGCACGGAGGTGGTTCCCTACAAATCCGTAAAGGAAATGGATTGCATCGAAGGCACGTGTAAGGATTATGCGTGGATAAGTCATATCGAGGTGACTTGATGCCGAATGAAATGATTGCGTTGATATCGTTGGGAGGCACGCCTTTTATCATATTGCATCCGGAACGAATCATGGCGATTGAAGAAAGTGCTGATTCTTGGACGGGCGAATCTTCCGGCGAAAGCATCAAGCCGGTGAGTATATTGTACTTTGACAATCTTACGGCTGGGATACCCGTGCGAGGTTCGGCGTGGGATATTCTCAAGCTATTACAGAGGGGCCGAGGGCAGGCTGATGCCGAAGAATTCACGCGTTCACAAGATGTATGAAGCCCTGCTGCGGCGGGGCAAGAGCAAGGCGAGTGCGGCCCGCATCGCACAGAGCCGCACCGGGCAGGCCCTGGCGACGGGCCGGGCGACGAAGAAGCACCACAAATGAAAGGGCTGACGATGAAAAAGGTCATGGTATTGATGTTGGGCCTGATCCTGCTATTGACCGGCATGTGGGCGACGGCCAAGGAGGCTCCGAAAGCGCCGGCGTCTACACTGATGAGTTGCTACCTGGCGCCGTCTCCGGAGTTCCTGGAGGAACACAAGAACGAGCCGGTAGAGCGGGTGTATCAGGCCTGGACGGCGAAGGTCTTGGTAGCGGCGTTGACGCAGCAGCAGGGTCGGTTACAGGCGTTGGAGGCTCAGCATCCGCAGGGCACGAACGCGGCTTCGGTCCCGGTAGAGCATAACGAGGTGAATCCATGAGACGAGCGTTGTGGTTGAATGGGATATTGGCGGCGGAACTGGCCCTGTCGTGGTGTTTGGTTGTGGCGTTGGTTCGGCCCTGGACGGAGAAGGTACTGCTGGCGGCGGTGACGCGGCAGGCGTTGGATGAGGGCTGCACTGAGATCGAGATAGCCGTTCCCGGTGATTCGGTCGATATCGACTTTGGTGATGATGACGACGTGGATTTCATTCTATCGGATGAGAATGATACTCCGTGGCTTAAGCTCACTGACGAGCCGAATGATGCGAACACCTGGAGCTATAACCTGACGGTTTTGGGCGTGCGGACTCGATCTGAGGCGATTCGTGCCCTTTGCGAGTCCGGGGCTGTGTGTGAGGTGATGGGTCACTGCTGGCGGGACGGTCGGCCGGGCGAGGGCTTCAGTGAGGATGACGGCACCTATTTCAGCTACACCGATTACCATCCGGGAGTGAGCTTTCAGACATGCCGGATTTGCGGCAAGACCGAGACGCGGAGATGGACGGACTGGGATTAGCGATGAGCATAACCATCGAACAGCTTCAATCGATCAAGCGGAACCGCCGGGTGTATTTCGAATCGGGCGAGGGCCGTCAGGTCTTGCGCGAGACGCTGGAAAGTTTCGGCCTGTTCGCCGACTGGACGGACTGGAAGACCATACTGGACCGGCCGGAGCAGAATCTGCGGCTGATGATAGAGGGCCTGCTGCTCCTGCGGTCGTTGGGAGTTCTGGTCCCGGAGAATTTCGATCATACCATCGAGGCGCTGGCCTCGGTGCCACTACCAACGGATATTGTCAGGAGTGATACGCATGGCAGTACGGGCTGAAATGTCGCGGGCGCTGGCTGAGAGACGCGCCCAGAAAGTGCCGGTGAAAATCTTCAAGCACCTCCGATCGTTGACGACGCGATTGGCGGCCGCCGAGGACGTACACCAGAACCCCAAAAACGCGAACAGTCCCGTCATTCGGGTGGTCAGCGTACTGTATCTTACCTGCCGCATGGCGGGTATGAGCGATCCGATCGAGAAGCGTCTGGAAATCGAAGTTCCGCCCGACGCCTCCGGGTCCGACGAGCTACAGAAAATGCTCGTCGGGGCGCTGGCGCACGGTCTGACGCAGATCACAACCGACTACGACGCGGCGATGAAGGCCAAGGGCAAGGAGGACAATCATGCCGGTTGATTGGATCAACGACGATGGCACGTTTACACCCGGTTTCGAGCAGCATCTGGATGAGGACGTGCGCGAATACGCCAAGGACGCCAAGAATCTCAACGCCCTGCTCAAGCGCGGACTGGAGAGTAAGCGCAGTCTGCACGACCGCGTGAAACTGCCCACGGACCCGAGCGAGCGAGAGAAATTCCTGAACGAACACTTCACAGACGTACTGGAGGCCAGGACGAAGGCCAAGGCGGCCGCTGACGAGGCGGCCCAGGCCAAGAGTAAGGAGGACAAGACCAAGGCCGACGCCGAAGCGCTGCAAAAGGCGCAACAGCGCGTGACCGACCTGCTGGGCCCGGACCCGCAGCGACAGATGGAACTCGTGCGCCGGGCCTTTCGCGGCCGGTTCTGTCCCCAGTGGATCAAGGACGGGATCGCTCAGGTGGTTGGCGTGGAGTTCGAGAAGATCACGGACGAGCAATTCACGGCCGTCGTCAAGAACGATCCGGCCGTAGTGCAGACGCTGATGATTATCGGGGACATGGCCCAGGACGGACGGGTTATTTCCGGCGACGGCAAGACGGGCAGCGAGAAGGTCGAGGAGCAGTACCCGTCGTATCCGTACGACCCGGAAGTCTACGCCAAGAGCAATCCGGGCGACGAAGAGTACCCGATGAAGCTCTGGTTCATCAATCGCGGCGCCGAATATGAGGGCGACCATTACTTAGGAGGCTATGGGATTGCCAAGCCGGCGTAAGGCCGGAGTGTCATAGAATCTCGGATTCCCCTGTTGTCAGGGCCTGAGTGCTCACCCGCCAAAGTAGCGGGCGCGACCCAGCGTGATGGCAGTGGGCCTGTCAGCCATTGACGGATTCCCCACGACGAACGAACACGATGTTCAGAATGGTAATAAGGAGTCCACAAAATGGCTGGAAATTCAATGAACCAGTGGTCGTGGAGTGAAATTCTCGCTCGCTACGACAAGACCATGACGACGCTCCGCCGGGAGGTCAACGTCCTGGTCGAGCGTCACCCGATTCTCATGGACGCCCCGGTCCGTGAGGCCGAGAGCATCAACGGGGAAGAATTCGACATCACCACGTCACTACCGCAGCCCTACCTGCTCAGTCGGGGCGAGGGCCGCGCCGCCACCAAGGGCCAAGTCCAGCACGGCAGCGAGAGCATGGCCTGGTTCGGCAACCAACTCCGCGTCAATAAGGAGTACATGACGAGCCAGCCGCAGCCGGCCGCCTGGTTGCAGAACGAGGAAATGAAGTACCTCGAAGGCATGAATCAGGCGTATGCCGAAATGCTGTTCTACGGCGATTCCTCGACCGAGCCCAAAGAGTTCGACGGCCTGGATGTGCGGTATGGTGCGATCGCCGACTACAGCGTCTTCGACAACGGGGCGTCTACGGCGTCCTCTCTGACGGACATCTGGCTGATCCAATGGGACCAGTACGATTGTTGCATGATCTACCCCAAGGGTGAGCGGGGCGGCATTCAGCGGACCCCCCTGCCGGACGCGCCCCTGGCGACGCAGACGGACTCGGACAATGCCGTGCCCGACGAACAGAAGAAGATCGCCGACTTCATGCGGGTGAACTTCGACTGGAAGGGCGGCCTGTGCCTGAAGGACCCGCGTCGGATCAAACGCATCACGAACATTCACACGGACAACGACGATGCCAATGCCTTCGACATCCGCATTTTCCGGCAGGCCAAGAATGCGTTCGCGGGCAAGACGTTCGGCACGATCTACGCCTATCTGCACTCTGATCTGTTCACGCAGATCGAGAACGCGGTGGACGAGAAGGTGAATATCCACTATCCGCCCAACCAGCCGTTCGCGACGCCCCAGGCGTACATCGGCCAGATACCTTTGCGTCCCGATGATCGCATCTTGCTGACCAACAGCCAGATGACGTAACCACGGCATGAGGGCTTTGAGCCCAAGGAGACAACCATGATTCTTGATAGTAAATGGAACTTTGAGTTGGACTGGGACATGCCTGACAATACGACCGACGTCTGCGACGGCTACATTGATTGGCAGGCAGGCAAAAACAAGGATTGGATCAATACGTCCATTCCCCTTTGGGTCATTGTCACCTGCGACACGGTCCCGAGCGCCGGCACGTCGCTTCAAGTGCTGTTCTACCAACACTCGGGCACGACCCTGACCGACGGCGATCTGCTGCTGAGCGGGCGCGTCATCGCGCGGGCCGATCTGTCGGCCGATCCGGCCGATCCGGGCCACTGGCTGTTCTGCGTACCGCTGATGAGTTGTTTGTGCAGCGTACAGGCAGCCGATCGGGACCGCTACTGCGGCCCTGTCCTCTCGGCGTCCGGAACTTTGACGGCCGGCGTGTGCAATGCTTTCCTGTGGCTGGGCGCCAATCCGCCCGTCCCAGTAGCGCGTCCGGACATTGTCGGCGGCTCGAACATCGTAATGCCGTCGTAATATGAATCCATCAGCCCGTACAGGTGCAGGCGGCGGCGCGTGGCCGCCGTCCTGCCCTGTGGTGGCAGTAAGGATAAGGAGTCAATTATGAAACGCACGATTTTGGCGGCGGCTATCCTGCTGCTCATTGCCGGGACACTCTACGCCGCCTTCACTACTTCAGCGGAAAATTTCGCTTGGAACAGTACGCGACTCTTCCAGCGCAACGGCCAGTTCGATCTGTGGTCGAGCGAGGTGGAAGGCTACCTCAGCGGTACGGACGCTGCACCCGGCGTCTATGCGGACACCGTGCGCCTAACCGTCAGCGACGCTCTCCAGGCCCATACCAAGGGTCTGATGTGGTACAGCGACGCCAACGAGGCCATCGAGTATTGGAACGGCTCGGCCATCGTCACGATGACCAGCGGCTCCGGCGACAATACGCTCGACGACGCCTACGATCAGGGCGGGGCCGGGGCCGGCAAAACGATTACGGCCGATACGGGCGCCGTGACGATTACGAACACCGACGCCGACGCCGCTTTCGTTTTGGCCCTGACACCCACTCCGGGCAGCAGCGCCGCCCTGGGCGGACTGTCGGTTACGGTGGGGGCCAACTCCACTCAGGACGCCATTCAGATCGTCAATAGCGGTACGGGTGACGATATCCAGGCGGGGGCCGGAGCGTTCACCGTCTCGAAGGCCGGGGCCGTCGTGGCCGCTACGGTGACGACGACTTCGACTGTTACGGCTACGGCTGGTCTGGTCCTCCAGAACGGCGGCACACTGACGAATAGCACCGACAGCGAGTTCACCTTTACCGACGCGGCCGAAGACCTGACCCTGGATATGGACTCGGCCACGAACGTCGTGGGACTCAAGAGTACTACGGGTATTACCGGCCTGGCGCTGGGTGCCGTGGACGACCTGACCGGGGTGGGCAGTATCGCGTTCGACGCGGCGGCCGCCTCCATTTCGACGGCGACGACCGGGGCCGCGCAGGACTTGACTATCCAGGTGACGGGCTCGACGGACAGTTCGATCAAACTGGTCTCGTCCGGTACGGGCGCCGACGCCATCAGTCTGACTACCAGTGCCGGCGGTATCGACGTGACCGTAGCCGGCGCGGCGGCGGGCGAAGACCTCGACCTGACGGCCAGTACGTCTATCAATATCGTCGCCAGTGAATCGAGCGCCGACGACGCAATCGTCATCTCGGCCGCCGGGGCCGGCAGCGGTATCCAGATCACCTCCCTGGCCGATATCGACATCACTACGACCGGGGCGGCGGGCGAGGACATTACGATCGACAATGACGGCGGCTCGATCAATATCGTGGCCGACGAGGCCCAGGCCGATTCGATCGTTATCGACGCCGAGAACGCCGCTGGCGGGATTACCGTCGATTTCGGGACGGGCAATATGGTCGTGACCGGGACGGGCGCTTCGGCCGACTTCACCCTGGACTGCGACTTGTTCAGTATCGACGGCACGGGCGCCTCCAATGTGACCGTAACGGGCGGGGCCGGTGAAGACCTGACGATCGCCCAGGCCGGCACGGCCGATTGCAGTCTGATCCTCAGTTCGGGCGGCAACGGGGCGGACGCGATCAGTCTCATCGCCACGTCGGGCACGCTCAAGGCGGCCGCCGATCTGATCGATATCGATAGCACCGGCAATCTCAGCTTGACCGTCACGTCGAGCGGGGCCGGCGAAGACCTGCTCTTGACCCAGGTCGGGGACAACGATTCGAGTATCACTCTCGAAGCGGCCGGGACGGGGGCCGACGCCATCGGTATCAACGCCAGCGGTACGGGCGGCGGCATCTCCATAGATACGGACAACGGGGCGATCAGTATCGTCGCCGACGGCGCAGCCAACGGCGATATCACGATCGACGCCGAGGACAAGATCGTCATCGTCTCGACGGACGCCGACGGGACGGACAGTATCTATATCCACGCCAACGGCGGGACGGCGGAAGTCATCAAGATTCACGCCGATCAGGGCACGGGCGCCGGGGCCATTCTGCTCCAGGCGGAGGCGGGCGGCATTACCTTGTCCTCCAGTACCGGCCTGACGACCAGCGATCCGATCATCGGCGACGGCACCGCCGCTATATACGGATTCCTCAAGGTCGTCGAGAACAATTCCGAACCCCCGACGATCGGTGTGGCCGAGAGCGGTTACGTGATTACGAACGCCGGATCGGACGGGGCCGACGCCTTTACGCTGCCGGATGCGGCGGCGGGCCTCACTTACACGTTCGTCGTCATGGCGGCCCAGGAGTTGCGTGTCACGCCGGCCGCCGGCGACAAGATCGTTTACGGCTCGACGGTAATGGACGCGGCTGAATACTACGTGGCCGACGCCATCGGTGAATCGTTGACGATCGTGGCCGTGGATGCCACCAACTGGGTGGTGATATCGTCCACGGGCACCTGGACGGAAGAGATTCCGTAACACACAGTCGTTACGCCGGGGGCTCGGCTCGGACCGGGCCTCCGGCGGACGTTTTTGTATGAGGTGACACGATGCGATTGACAAAGACGACGATTACCAAGACCTGGATCACCGGTGCGGGCCACGCAGCCGAGACGCAGGTCATCGGCGGGGTGAGTGGCAAGCTCGTAGGGGTGCGGATGTGGGTCTCCGAAGTCACCGGCGACCCTGACGTCACCGTGACGATCACCGACGAGGCCGATCTGACGCTCTTCTCTTCCGGGGCGAAAAACGACGCGACTAACTATCGCTTCGGCACGGAAAGCGAAAAGGCCACACAGGACGCCGACTTCGATCCCACGTACTTCGTGAACGAGGCCCTTACGGTCAGTATCGACCCGTCCGCAGACGCGGGCGGCACGGCCCAGACGTTGACCGTGATCGTGGACGTTTACATCCTTCAATACGATTAAGGTGCGGCCATGAGTCAGACGCTTCTCGACAGCGAACAGGACGCCTACGATCTGCAAGCCTCATCGCAGACCGTACTGGAATACACCCAGGACTCGTCTGTCCCGACTACGTGCAAGGTCAAGCTGGCCGTCGGCGACGACGACAATCCACTGGACGGGACGGGCGGCGAGTTCACCGTCGTCGTTACAGTGGACGGCGTGAACCTCTACGGCTATCCGTTGACGCTGACGATTGCGGCCAGTACGGAACAGATCGTGTGGGAATCGGAGCCGTTCACGGCCGACGAGGGCGCTGAGATCGCCGTGACCTTACTGAGTCCCAATGCGGCCGACAGTGACGTGGGGGTCTACGCCTATCTGTACGGCCAGGATGTCTCAGCCACCTACGAAGACCTGTCCGACCACAACGCCAATGCCGTGAAAATCTGCAATATGGCGCTGGGCCAACTGGGTGAGCTTTCCGGGTCGCGCCGCCTGACGAACTTTACGCGGACGGCGGCGGGCGACAGTCCCATTCTCAATGCCTGCCTGGACTTTTACGAAGCGGCCAAGAAGTTGACCCTCACCGTGCGGCACTGGCCGTTCGCCTTGAAGACGAAGGCCTTGACCGTATCCGACAACGCCCCCTTCCTGGAGAACAAGTGGACCTACAAGTACGCGCGGCCGGCGGACTGCCTGCTGCTGCTGAAAGTGATCGACGACGGGGGTACGGAATACGCATGGGAGCGCATGGCCGAAGAGCGGTCGGGTACGATCTATAACGACGACTACATCTTCACAGACCTCGAAGACGCGATCGGTCTGTACCTGTTCAATGTGGGCGAAGAGCGCTATCCGCCCGGTATTGACGTCCTGCACTCGCTGTACCTGGCCGAGATGATCGCCATGACGGTCACGGAGAAGGAACGAACCAGCGTTCTCATGCTCCAGAAATTGGAACAGCGTAAGAACGCCTTGATCGCCCTGGCCGAATCCGAAGCGTATATCGCCGAAGAGGGCGGCCGCTACGATGTGACGGAGGTGTTCTGATGATTTGGGCCGTACAGCAGGCGGGCAGCTTCAGTGTGACCAGTGACAACGCCTCGTCGCCCTGGTACGACGGCGCGGCCCAGACGGCGATGGCAACGATACCGCAGAGCGGCGATACCATTACGAACGCGGGGGCCTTCACCTTGACGTATGACATGGACGCCACCGGCCGGCCTCCGGACCCGGACCAGTACCTGATTATCGCCGGTGAAGTCACCCCCAGGCGGCGATATGGACCGCCGGTGTAGGAAGAACTATGGACTTAGTAGTCAATAGCGGTGTTGCCGGCGAACTGTCGCCCAAGATGAAAGGGCGCAGCGATCTGCCGGAATACCATCAGGGATGCTCCGAACTGACGAACGTCGTGGTCGAGCCCGGCGGCGGCATGATGCGCCGACCGGGTTTCGAGTTCATCGCGGCCGCCTACAGTTCGACCTACTACAGTCGCCTGATCGCCTTCGTCAAAGGCAAAGATCGCTACATCCTCGAATTCAGCGAAAAGAAAATGCGCGTCTTCAAGGACGGCGAGATCGTAATGAACGGCGGCAGCCCCTATGCCCTGACGACGGTATACTCGAATACCAGCGCCTGGCGGCAGGTGCGATCTCTGCAATTCGGACCGGGCGGTCGGGAGATATACCATCCGTTCTACTATCCCTACACACTGGTCTGTGATGACGACGACGATTGGTCGATCACATCGGAACCTGCCGCGACACGGCGATATGGACCGTATCAAGACGAGAACAAGGACCAGACATTGACGATCAAGCCGTCTGGAGTGATCGGAGAAATCTCCTTGACCGTTACCGACTCCGACGGAACGGACGGGGTGTTCGATACCGATCACGTCGGGGCGCCGATCTATCTGGTACACGATATCGACGAGCAGACGGTGGCGGCCACGCTCTACGATACGGCTACCAGCAGCAGCCTGTCTCTGTTCGGGGAATGGAAGTTGACGCTGAGCGGACGCTGGGCGGCAAGGGTCCAGTGGCAGCGGAGTACCGACGACGGCTCGACGTGGAAGACGGTGCGCGAGTACTATCGCAAGACGCCCGGCTCCGCCACTATCGAGGACAAGGGAGAGGAAACGGAATTGAATGTCCTGTACCGTCTGGTCGTGACCTGGATCGGCACGCCGGACCCGCCGGACAACTTTCTGGAGAAACTCTTCAATACCTATGACTACCTCAAATATGAGATCAAGGTTCAGTACGGCTCCCAGATCGGTGTCGCCGTCATTAAAGGCGTGACTACCTCGAAATTGGCCACGGCCACTGTGGCCTTGACGTTGGGAGGCACGACGGGAACGTACAAGTGGGCCTTGGGGGCCTGGAACGGAGTGGACGGATACCCGGGCTGCGGCACGGTCCACGACGGTCGGATATTCTGTGCCGGGGGCTCCGGCGCCGATCCCTACGCCTGGCACCTGCGGCCCCTGACGCTATGGGCGGGCAAGCCCTTCCTGCGGCTCTCCGACGAGCGCTGTTTCGATGTGGGTACGACGGTGGAAGACGATGATGCGATCGCCCGCACTATCGACCGGCCCAACTGCCATGAAATCCGCTGGCTCTCATCGCAATGGCCCCTACTCATCGGCTGCGACGGCGCCATTCTCAAGGCCGTCGGAGCTGGGGAAGATCAGCCTATCACTCCCTTGAACTGCAATTTCATTCCTCAGAACGGTGTGGGCGCCGCCGCGATTCAGCCGGTGGATATCGCCGGACGGCTGGCCTACGTGGGCCGGACGGGCAAATCGGTGTACGAACTGCAATACAGCGACGACAAGAAGCAGTACAGTCCACTGGAATTGACGCGGTATCGCGAACACATCTGCGGGGCGGGCATTGTGGAGTGGGCCGTTCAGCAGCAGCCGTACCAGATCGTATGGGCGGTCACGGAGGACGGCGACCTGATCGGCCTGACGCGCTATCAGCAGAGTGAAGAGCATGACTCCGTCATTGCCTGGCACCGGCACACGACGGACGGCGTGTTCGAGAGCGTGGCCGTTCTGCCCGGTGATGCGGGCGAGGAAGACGAAGTATGGGTCGTCGTGGCCCGGACCGTCGATGGGGCCACCTATCGCACGGTCGAACGCATGAAGCCTTTCGACTGGGGCACGGAACAGCGGGACGCCTTCTTCGTGGACTCCGGTACGACCTGGGACGGGGGAGCGGCGGTAACGATTACAGACGTCAGTATCGACGGCGGGACGGGCAAGGTCACAGTCACGGCGGCCGCCCACGGCTTTTCGGACGGCTATAAGGTCAAGATCACCGGCGTCGTCGGTACGACGGACCTCAACGGTCGGGTCTATACCGTGTCCGACAAGGAGACGAATACCTTCATCCTGAAGACTCGAAGCGGCTCGGCCTATATCGACGGGAGCGCGTTCGGCGATTACACGTCCGGCGGGTCCGTGGAACGTGTCATCAATACCGTAACCGGTTTGACCCAGTTGGCGGGCGAAACCGTTTCCGTCCTCCTCGACGGCCAGCCCGCCACTGGTACGGTCAATAGCTCCGGGGTCTATACGATAGGCAGCTCCGACCGTCATTACTACAATACGATTCACATCGGCCGGGACTACGACTGGGCGATCAGTCCGATGCGGCCGGAAGTGCGCACGGTGAACGGTTCGATCCAGGCCGTCAAACGCAAGATCGTGACGTGCATGTTGCGGTTGTACCGTAGCGCCGGGGGTCAGGTCGGAGCGGAGGCCGAGGGGGCGGGCGCTATCAATTACGCCAAGCGCGGCGATGTCGCCAATGCGCCGATCGAGCTTGTCAGTGAGGACGTCATGGTGGACTTCTCCGGCGGTTGGGACCGCCGGGGCGATCTGTGGGTCGGAGGAGACGGGCCGTTGCCCTTCCACTTGAGCGCTATTTTCTTTGGGATGGAGGCGTAGCATGGCCCAGCCTTATGGTCCACAGCCCTTTTCTTTGTCGGACCCGTCCTTGCGGGTAGGCGACGGCTTGTCTCTGACTCCGCCCGATCTATTCTCCGGGTGGCTGGGCTCGGTCTCACGCGGGCTGACGATGGCCAGTGGGATACTCGGAGGCGTGCAGAGCTTCCAGGCGTCCGGCGGTCTGAAGGATCAGGCCCGTCAGTACGAGCAGCGGGCGGCGCAGGTGCTGGAGGAAGGGTTCCAGTCGGGGATGGATATCGACCGCGAAGGCAAACGCTTTCTCGGCTCGATGACGGCGGCGTTCGGTAAGAGCGGCTCTCTACTGGAGGGTTCTCCGCTGTTGGCGCTCGTCGATACGGAAGAGGCCATTCAGAAAGACGTGGAACGGGCGATTCAGCAAGGTCGCATCGAGCAGGCGGCCTACCTGGAGTATGCCCGGCAGTTGCGCAAGGCGGCCAGGAAGAAGAGGTTGGGCGGGGTCCTTCAAATCGGCGCCGTCGCGGCGGCTCCGTTCACGGGCGGCGCCAGTCTCGGTTTGACGGCGGCCCAATGGGGATAAACGATGGCAATAGTGACTCCATATAGCCAACAGCAACGGCCGGCGGGTCCGGCGCGACTCATGCCGCCTGGCCCGGTCTACGACGACGCCCTGGGCCTATTGCAGCGCATGACGGCCTCGGCGGCCGGGGCGATCGATGAGAATCAGCGGCAGGTGAAACTGGCCGGGCAGGCCAGTGCCGCCAACTGGCAGGCCGCCCAATTCTCGCTGGGCCTGGAGGACACGTTACAGCGGGCCCAGGATTTGAAGGTGGGGCCGGAGGGCCGGCAGCGATGGGCCACGCCGGACGAGCAGGAAGGGTTCTTTCGTCAGCAAGCGCAGGGCCTGGTAGACAAACTGTCGGACATCCCAGGCGCCGACCCGGAAGTATCGACCCAGTTGCGCAACTCCCTGGTGAATGAGACGGCCTCGGCCGTCTTGCGCTTGAGACAGGTGCAGCGCAAGCGACAGCTTGAACAGATCGAGGACGAGACGAACCGGACGTTGGAGGCGGCCTATCAGACGGGCAGTCTGCCCCTGGTGACGGAAGCATTGAACGATCAGGTCCACTATGGCGTCATTACGGACGCCAAGCGGAAGGAGATTCTGGAAGGGTTCGAGGCCGAAGTCGAATTGAATCAATCCCTCGCTCAACTCCATCGTGACCCGGAAACGGTCGTGCAACGGATGGGCACGTTACTGGATCGGGGGGACTTGACCGAAAAGCAGCGCAATCGCGGCTTGAACCTGCTGGCGCGAGCCCAGGCATCGACCCAGGCGATGAAGAATGAGATTCTACTGAGGCAGGCCGAGGCGCGTCGGGCGCTGGTAGGCAAACTGGCCGACGCGCTCGATGAGAATAACCCGAAGATGGGTGAGGCCATCGAAGCCAACGACTTGCTGACGGATGAAGAAAAGAAGCAATGGACGTCGCGCATGGTCGCTCGTCGCACGACGACGGAGACCGATTACAGCGCCTACGCCAAGCTCCAAGGCGAAATGCTGGATGCCGTATCCGGGCAGGGAGATCGGAGTCTGGAGGACTTCCGCAACGAACTGCTCAAGGCCCGGTACGACGACCAGAAAGTTTCGCAGGCGGATTATGACAATGTGCGGTCCTGGTCCGATCTCGACCCTGTCCAGGCGGCCTCGGTGCAAGGGGCCCGTCGCACGGCGGCGGGGCTATTGGCGGCCTGGTTGCCCGAGTGGCTGACGGGCGGCGCTCGCAAGAAACTGGCGACGATTACAGACCATCTGGTGCGTGTGGCCCGCAGTGATCGCGGGGCGTCCATGTCTCCGAAAGACTTCGACCTACTGGCTCGGCAGATGTTCTCTCAGGCCACGAGCCCGCCCGTAGACGTGATGCAGCGGGCCTACGAAGAGGCCACGGGCATTTCTCCACGTCCGATAGTGCATACGATGTTCTCAGGGCAAGAACAACTGCCGGATATCGAACGGCAGCCGCAAACGGTGCAGGAGTTCACCGAGTCCGTGCGGGCATTGAATGACCGAGACCCCGTCAAGGCCCGCGCCTACTACGAGCGATGGAAGGATGAATTCTGATGCCGGTTGCCAGCTTCGAGGACATTACGAAACCCAAGACCAAGGTCCCTTCCTTCGAGGAATTGACGCGGCCGGTGTTGGGTCCACCCGATATGCGCACGGCCTTGGAGCAGGGCGAGGCGGCCTGGAAACTGAACGAGGATTTGGGTATCGCTCTGGAGGACGCCGACGACATCGTCCGGGCGGCATACGAGACCTCCGACCCACGGGCCCGGTTGCAGATCGAGACGGACCGCAGGAGGTATCAGGGCTTCTTCGATGAGTTGGGCAAGGGCTTGGAACGCGGTGGGGAACGCGGGATATCCGGCGTTATGGGGACAGGCGCCGCACTATTGAGGTACTTGGCGGGTAACGTGCCGGAGTCCGAGAAGAATACGATGCTGACCTTGCCTGCCGGCGTCTCGGAAAACATCGCTCAGTCTCTTTACGAAGACGCCCAGAGATGGTCGGTACAACCGGGCGAAGGCGGTGGCATCAAGGGCTTTGTGGCAGCTACGCTGGGAGATACTTTGCCGCTGTTCGCTTCGGCTACGGTGGCAACGGTGGCGGCCGGTCCGGCCGGTGCCTGGACCGTGACGGCCATGTCGGAAGGCGACAATGCCTATCGGCAGGCCGTTGCAGATGGAGCGTCGCCGGAACAGGCCGAACTGACCCGTGTCGTAGTGGGCAGCGTCAACGGCGTCATCGAAATGGCCCAGGTGGGCCACGTACTGCGATTGGGAAAGAGGGCCACAGACCAGACGGCCAAGCGTTTCGCCCGTGAGGTTTCCGAGTCGGCCTTGAAACGCATCGCCCAACGAGGCGGACGGATCACGGTCGATGTCGTCAAGTCCGCTGTCCAGGAGGGCTTTGAAGAGGTGGCCCAGGGCTGGGTCGGGGACGGTTCGGCCACGCTCATCTACGGCAAAGACTTCAACCTGCAACAGCGACTGGAGGCCAGTAAGCAGGAGTTCGTCGGGGGTGCCACGGCGGGCATTCTCCTGGGCGGCGGGTCGCTGCTCCTGAATGGGGCCCTGGCGCAAGCCACCAAGCCAGCCGAGGGCGGACAGGTGCAAGAGGAAGGCGGCTACACGCCTATCGTCCAGCCGATGGCAATGACGGAGGAAGAATATGCCAGAGAAATCGCCACGCAAGAAGCCGCGGCCGCCCTTCCAGCCGAAGCTCCCGCCCCTGTGGTCGGAGGTGAAGCGGCTATTGAGACTCCGGCGCCGCAAGTGACCGCCGAGACTCCCGAAACTGTTGCGGAATCTGCAACGGTTCAAGGGCAGGCGAAGCAGCCGTGGGAGATGACGAAGGAAGAGGTGGAGACTGTCCTTCGCGGTTCAGACCTTGCGGCCAGAAGGCCTGTGATACAAGCACTATTCCCCGACATTGTCAATAGAGAGGCCCCCGACCCTAAGGGCGGTGACTTTTCTACATCTCTCTGGGGGGAAGTAAACGAACCATCGCGATACGGAGAGGGACGAGTTCCGTTCCCGTGGGTTGCGGAAGCACAGAGAACCTTGCTAAAGGAAGCTGTTCAGCAGGGCCGTCCCGTCCCCCGCACCGTGCTCGAAGAATATGCCAATGAACCGTGGGCCGACGAGGCCCTCGCCAAGATGGAGCCAGAAGCAGCCCCCGGCGGCACCGAAGAAACCGCAACGGAATCAGTAACGGATCAAGGGCAAGTTCAACCGGGGCCGTCCGGGCAAGAACCTACGCAGGTACAAACGCAGAGATCACCGGAAGCCGGCGGGACGGCCCCGCCTCAAACGCCACCGCCGACCGATACGGCAACAGCCCCAGCCCAGGGACCGAGCCCGGAAGAGGCGATACGACGGCTCAAAAAAGCGCTACGCAATGCGCGTAAGATGACGGCGACGATCCGGCGCGAGCAGAAGGCGACGCTCAAACAGAGGGTCGGCAAGGCGGCGGGCATGATGGAGACCTTGATTGCGCAGGGCGTGCCGGCGGCCGAAGCGCGCACGCGCGCGATGAGTGCCTTGGGGGGCCCGCAAACAGAATATGCCAATCGCTATCCGGCGATTCGAGACGATCTGGGCGATGCCACGATGAACGCCTTGCATACGGAGATTCTGCAAGATGGGCAGTTGCAGTTCTTCGAGAGAACGACACTCAGTACCTTGCTCGATAAACTCGTAGACGGCAGCGCGCTGACCTTGCATCAGGCCCGTTTGCTGGGCGATTACTTCGGGGCCAAAGGCCATAGCGAGATAGCCAAGCTGGCGAGCGAGCACGTGCCTATGGAAGATAGTTTCTGGTACGGCCTGATGGAAGCCCTGAACGTGCCCCGGACCCTGTTGGCGTCCGGCGATGTCAGCGGCATTCTGCGCCAGGGATACGCTTTGGCCGTCAGCCATCCGGCCCAAGGGACAGAGTTCGCCGGCGCCTACTGGAAGGCATGGTGGAGCGAAGAATTCGCCGTAGCCAGGCAGGCCGAACTCGAAGCCGATCCGATGTACGAGGTCGGAAAGAGCGTAGACCTTCAGCTTCTCGATCTGGACAAGGTGGACGCCCATATCGCTGATTTGGCGGAAGAATTCACCGGCGCTCGACTGGTCGGCAAAGTGCCAGGCGTGCGGCGGGCTGAACGGTCATTCGTAGTGGCCCTGAATCAGTTGCGGCTGGCCATCTTTTCGCGATACGTGCATCATACGGAAATAGCGAAAGGCCGTACCTTAACGACCGAAGAATTGCGTCATTTGGCGACGGCCATCAATAACTTCAGTGGTCGTTCCAAGTTGCCCAAATCCCTGCGGTCGGCAGCGCCGCTGTTCAATGCCATGTTCTTTTCTCCGCGATTCTTCCTGTCCCGACTGGCTGTGGCTAAGGATGTGCCGCTGGCTTTATTCCGCAGTGTTGGGGAGATTACTGTGGATGAAACAGGTAAGCGACACGTGCGTCTGCGTGCCCAATGGCAACCGGAATTGACTTTGGGGATACGTTCTGTGGCGGCGATGATCGCTGCCAATATCGGCCTGATGTATCTCATCAAAATGCTGTGGCCCGGTGACGAGGAGATCGAACTCGAACCCGACTTGAGAGCGACTGACGGGGGCAAGATTGTTCACGGCAAGATGCACATCGACCCGTGGGCCGGGTATCTCACGGCGGCGCGGTTCATCGTGCGCATGGCGACGGGTCAAATCAAGACGCAATCCGGCGAAATTCGCGAGGTCGATCGCAAGCAATTGTTCGTGGATTTCCTCCGCAGTAAGAACAGCCCTCTGGCCGGGGCCTTCATCGACTGGATCAAGGGCGAGAACATGGTGGGCCAACCCTTCGGGTCTGCTCCAAAGGGCAAAATCGGCGACATACTCGACGACGCCGAAATTCCAGACTGGTTGCAGGGAGCCGGTCGTGAAGTTCTTTCGCGCACGATACCGTTGGTAGTCCAGGACGCCTTCGACGCCCTCACTACGGAAGGCGTACCCGAGGGAGTGACGGCCTTCGCGCTGACCTTCGGCGGGGCCGGCGTCGCTACCTACGACCCAAGTCTTTTCGCCGAAGCCAAGGACATCAAGAATGCGGCGGCCGAGGCAGCGTATCGCATGGCCTGGGACGATCTCGCTCCGTCCCAGCAGGAATGGCTACGGCAAACGCACTCTGATATCGAAGCAGCGGAACTCAAGGCCAAACGTGAAGCGTATCCGATCACATCGCTGGACTTGACCGAACAACAGAATGTCGCGCGTCGCATCGCCAAGCGGCTTTCGGACCGGGTGCGCACGGCGCTGAACGAGAAAGGCATTGCCACCGGCATCAGTCATCGCATCCTGGGTGACTTCTGGCTCAATGAGGCACGATACAAGGAATACGAACGGCGCGCCGCCATCAATATAGAACGCCGCGTCCAGGAAGCCTTAGAGGTGAGGACGGACTTGCAGAAGGCAGTAGATAAAGCCCGCGCCGAAGCGCGAACATCTCTTGTGGAAGACATGGAGGCTGGCAAGCTATGAAACGGCTATGGTTGATACCGGCAATGATATTCTGTACCGCATGGACTGCCTGGGCGTCCGTCCCGGACGAGGACACCGTAGCCGGCCCTTATGCCTGTGACGGCAGCGATACCACGTTCACATTCTCCTTCGGTCTGGTGACGGAGAACGACCTTCAGGTCTATCTGGTGGACGAGGACGGCGTGGAGACCCTGTTGACGTTGGCGACGGACTATACGGTCACAGGGGCCAATACCAACGACGAACTGGACTTGACCAAAGGCGGCACGGTCACGACGATCGAGACGTATTCCGACGACTACCGCATCGTCATTCGGCGCGATACGGAACGGACGAGCGATCTCGATATCGACGACGAGGTGATACAGGAGGCCGTCGAGAAGCTGACGCGCATCGCTCAGGACTTGAGCGAACGACTCGGCCGCTGCCTGCAAATCCAGGTGATCGACAGCGGTGATACCGTGCAACTGCCGCCGGCGGGAACGGCGGGCTACGTCTATCGTGACGCGGACGGCAATTTCACGACCGCCCTCGGCACGGGTGCGAGCGTACTGGACGAACTGACGGCCTTCTGGCTGTCCCGTGTGCAGACGGACGCCAACGCCACCGAGGCCCGCAGCGGGCTGGGATTGGTTATCGGCGAGGACGTGCAGGCGTATGATCCGAATCTGGCGGAGATCGCTGATCTGGACGCCGTCGCCGTCGAGGGCGACTACAACGGCGAGTACCTGTACTGGTCCTACCTGACGGATACCTGGAACCGCATACAGGGCACCAGCGCCGGTCGCAAGCTGCTGGGGATAGCGACCCCCGAGGCTACCGACAATGTGCTGGCGCGTTGGAAGTCGAACAACTGGAGCCCGCTGGACCTCACGTCGTTCTGGGAGACACGGATATCGACCGACGCCAACAATGCGGAATTCTCCATCGCCCGGCAGAGCGGTGTCTACAATGTGATGCACTACGGCGCGGTGGGCGACGGCGTAACCGACGACACGACGGCCATCCAGGCAGCGGATATTGCAGCAGGGGCGGCCAATTCTGTGCTGTTCTTCCCGGCGGGGACATACCTGATTTCGGGTAGCATCGCGTGCAATGCGCGTGAGTATTTAGGGGATGGATCACGCAATAGCCTGATTGTGCAGAGCACGAGTTCTACGCCGATTTTTTACCACACGGGAGGAACCAGTTTAGGCGACCGCAAATGGAGACAACTGGGATTCGCTACGAGCGCGGCGGCGGTCACGGACGTTGCTGCTTTCAAGTCGGAATTGCCGTCGTCTGCCTATATGAGTTACTGCACTTGGGAAGATTGCGAGTTCTATCGCGGTCTGAAATACGGCATCCACGCGAACCTGATTTTTGCCACCATTAACCGGTGCCGCTTCGGCTACCTGGACAACTTTGCAGAATCGTGGAATGACGATGATGTTCACGTCGCGTTGTGGAGTCCGGGCTCGGCGAGCAAATACAGCAATATCAATCACGTCCAAGAATCACAATTCTTCTGTGCCAAGGGCGGAGCGGCGGCTGTAGTTCTCTCAGTCGGTACGAATTGGCTGTTTACCAGTTGCGACTGGGAATTGTTGGATGCACCGGCGGTCTATGCTTCCGGCATCTTTGGGCTAACGTTCCGCAACTGCCATTTCGAGAAAATAACTCCTGCGGGTGGAGAGGAGTACCTCGTATATGGTGCTACGTCTACAATCACGACACGGCCGGTAATTTTTGATTCCTGCATTATCAGCTTGACGGATAGTACGGGCGTCACAGCAATCTATGAGGGCAGCAGCGCGGCCAACACGTACACTGAGTTCAAGCGTTGTGTAATCTGGTTCGACGACAAGTATCTGACGAAGGTTGGTAGTAAGTATGACGAGGGAGTGGGGCGGTTGGAAAACAACCTGTTCTATGATTATGCGGGCGTTCTCAATGCGGCTTCGCGTGATAATTATGCGCTTCCTGTGGTCGCACGGGAGGGGCTGTTGGCAGACCCGTGGCTGACAGGGTGGTCATTGACTAATTTACAGGGATGGTCCAAGGCGGCTATAACAAGCTGGGATAGAGGGTCTTACGATGGCTATCCAGGCGGGACCATTGCCTACACCACGTCGGGGGCCGGATACAACTTCATGTATGTGACACTGACGGCGGCAGAGTACCAAGGTAAGCGTATTGGCATACAAGGTATAGCGACACGCGCGACGGGCACTGCCGCTGCACTCAGATTGGGTTACAATTTCACCCAAGAGACGCCCACGAGCATGACGACCCTGGAAGGTGGTTTTAATCAAACGACGCCGGTGTCACTCTATAGAGAAGTAGAAGTGCCCGCTGACGCGGACTACGTCCACGTTGGCTTTGCCTCCGGTGGATGGGCTGGAACGGGGCACATTATCGCCTTCAACGTCTGGGAGGTCCAGGCCACATCTCCAACCCCGGCCCTGGTGGTGCCCCAGACAGAAGTCTACAACGTCAAAGCCTACGGCGCAGTCGGAGACGGCGAGACGGACGACACGACGGCGATCCAAGCAGCTATAGACGCAGCAGAAGCGGCAAGCGGGGGAGTGGTCTATTGTCCTACAGGGACGTATAACGTGACGGGTCTGACTGTCCGGGATAACGCCAACGACGGTATCACGATTCAGGGTGACGACGCCCAGCGCTCGATTATCCAAATGATGTCTACCGGCAATGCACTGACTATCGACACGAACTGGCACTATCAGATTACCGTGCGAGACATCGCCTTCACAGCGGACTACGACGCCTTGTCGGAGGATTATGTGGCGGACTGCAACGGTATTCATATCGAGAAAGCCCAAAACATGTGCTCGTTCGAGCGCGTGAGGATTTCTCGTTTCGAGCGAGGGATCAATGTCGGCGTCCACGTCAACATGCTGCACATCATGGGCTGCACCTTGACTTACAACAACATCGCGCTGGATGCCTATGGCAACTACAGTGACGGAATCGTTGTCGATTGCTGCTATATCTGGTCGAACTTCTACCGCTCGATCATGTGGACATCGCCCCGCATGATCGTACAGAATTGCATCATCGACGGCGATTGTGCCACAACGCAAGTCGTAGCCGACCCCGACGATTACGTGGCGATCCAGGTGGGCGTGCAAGCCTTTCGCGGCTCCGACCAGAGCAAGTGTACCCCGACTTCGCCCGTGCCCGGACAAGGGTCTTACGGGCGCTTGTCGAACTGCTTCTTTGAGGCCGGCTCGTCGCTGGTCCCAGACGCCAACTGTATCATCTTGTTCCAAAACGTTACGACAACGACCGCAGGTTACGGGTTCCTGATCGAGGGGTGTTCTTTCGCCAACTATGCCGTGCCTTACGTGATAGACGTTAATCGCACGCAGTACGATCTTCAGGCCAGAGACAACAAGGCGTATGGAACGGCGGGGTCGTGGCGGTCCTTTGCCAAAGTCACTGCCACTGACGGCTTTTACAACTACGACATCGACAATCCTCTCGTGGCGGAAGACTTCTTCGGGTACGATGAGCACATCAAATGGGGCATGACACCTCTTGAGTTCGATAGTATCGTAGCTCCGAAAAGTCATCCCTACGGCGGAACGTGGACAGCACCGGCCGAGAATGGTGAAGGCTCTGTAGATGTCGCCTACGACGCATACGGCACCATCCACTGGAACGCCGTTCGTACCGGGGCGGCCCCCTACCTGGTATTCAACCAGAACGCGGCCCCCTCGGCTTACATCTACGTCTCCTTCGAGGTTCGAGCCGATGCCGACTGTGCTCCGGGCAGCTATTTGACCTATGCGCTCCAGAATACGACGCCTGCCAATGTCATTCGCAAGCTGATCTATCCCGGTGCTGAGTGGAAAAGAGTGACGTTCGGCTGTCCGAATCCGAACGAGGACGATCAGATCAGACTGTACTTCTCCAGCGAAGACCGAAATTGCAATCTCTACTTTCGCAACTTCGAGTTGAAGTACACAGATCAAGAAATTCCTGGGACAGCAGCCCCAGACAGTTTCGCCGGTGGCATAGAAGTCCGCAACGGCACCAACCCCGGCCACGTGGACTTCTACGAAGGAAGCGGCAACGGCGCGAACTACATTCGCCTGATCGGCCCGGCCTCCACTGATACGGATACGCTCATCCTGCCGACGGCAGCCGAAATCGCCGAAGCGGGCTACCTGTACTGTGCCGCCGACGGAACGATTACCACGAGTACTCCGGCCGGGGCTGGCGACTTCCTGGCAGACGGATCGGTCCCCATGACCGGTTCGCTCTACATCACCGAAGCAGCCGCCGCCTCTGCGGATTCGGCGGGACTGGGCCAAATCTGGGTCAAGAACGCCACCCCCAGTGAGTTATGGTACACCGACGACGCCGGTACGGACTTCCAGTTGGGGGTTGTAGGGGCCATCGACACGACAACGGTCGATGCACCAACCTGGAGCGACGGGGCCAATGCCAGTAACATCTGGAGTTTCGACGTCTCCGGGACCGATCCCGCAATCACGTTCGGCGACGGTGTAATCAACGTCTCAGCAGGCACCCTGCAAGTGGGCGGGGCTTCTGTTTTCTACGCCGGGCACGACATCAACTTGGAAACGGCAGCCGATCCTACGATCTATGCCCTCGATACGACCAACAATGCCCGTATTCAGCTTCAGGCCAGCGACACGGATACCTGGTTGTCTACTACCAGCAATCACCCCCTCAAGATCGAAACGAACGATACGCTTCGCCTGACCATCGCAGCGGACGGCACGACCTGGACCTATGAGGCCGGTGCCTCTGATCCGGTCTGGACGATCAGCAGCGGCATTATGAACCTCTCCACCGGCACCCTCCAGGAGGGTGGCTCAGCGGTCGCTACGGCCTCCGATAACCTGAGTGTCTTCGCCGCAACAACCAGCGCCCAACTCTACGGCGTCCTGAGCGACGAGACGGGCACGGGCGCAGCCGTCTTCGCCGACTCGCCTACCTTCGCCGACGACATCACCATCCAGGCGGCGGGGGTCAAGCTGACGGGCGACGGGGACGGGGCCCTTACCATTCTGGGCCTGGGCGACGGATCGGATGAAGACTGGGTCATCAATCTCGACGATACCGCCAACGAAGTCACGCACAGTTCCGGGACCGGGGTGCTCCTGCACCACTGGAGCGGGATTGCCGGCCGGTTCGGCCTGAACGGGGGCAATGCCGCTCAGGTCGTAATGACCCTGACGAATACAGACGAGACGTCCGACAGCGAGACGGACCAGACGTCTTCGCTGCTGTTCCAGTTGACCGGCAGCATCAACGAAGCCGATTACGCCGCCGCTGAGGCCGCTCGGATCGAAGCCTACAAGGTCAGCGACTGGTATGCGGACGGCACGGCGGACCACGACAGCGGTCTGAAATTCTACACGACCAACAACAACACCCCTGCCCTGGCCATGACGATCAGTAATGCCGGGGTGATAACGGCGGCGGGCAGCTTCACCGGGGCCCTGACCGGCAATGTGACGGGAGACGTTAGCGGCAACGCAGGTACGGTGACGAACGGCGTCTATACCACCGATGCGGGATCGGTCTTCCTGGCCCCGGACGGCGACGGTTCGAGCCTGACCAGTGTAGACGCGGCGACCGGGGACTCCGCTACGGGCTTCTTCGACGCCGGGACAATCGAGCACGAGTACGGCGGCCTGGAAGCGGACGTTCACGAGTATAGCGGTCTCTTGGCCGTCTCCGGCGGGGCGACCAGTGAGGTTAACTCCAAGAGTGAACTCGAAGCACAGATCGCCGACGTGGCCGACTTCGCCGAGGCGGACGGGGACACCTACAGCAACGCCCACGATTTCAGCAGCGCGACGGTGACGCTGCCCGCTCGAACGGCCGGGCTCTCCCATCACTTCCGATTCAATATCATCAATCCGAACGCCGCCTACGACCTCGATACGCAAATCTGTATCTGTCCGAAGCTCCCGGCGGCCATTACGATCACCAATATCGAAGTCACGTGCAACGCCGACCCGACGACGGAGTTGGACCTGGACCTCAAGTGGGCCGACACCTTCATCGGACTGGCGAACGCGGCGGTCATCGACGTCATCGATACGACCAACGGCGTAACGAGCATCTCCGCCGGTTTCGACGACGCCGACGTTGCCTCCGGCAAGTGCATCTACGTGGAGTTCGGGGCCGAGCCGGACGAGGCCATTACTCAGGTCTGCATCGACATCACCTACGACTATGACAGTTGACGTTGACAAGGAGAACACTCTATGACTCGCAGAAGAAAGATCGCCATCGCGGTGACTATAGCGGTGCTGCTGGTATGGACCACCGTACTCTGGGCCACCACCTTCAAGTATCTCTACACCAGCGAAGTGACCTACGCCTCCACCAACGCCTATGGCGGGGCAACGGGCGACCTCGCCAATGACCAGGCGTGGGACGTGGGAGCCGACATCGACCTGGAGACCAACGGCTACTACGGCCTCTGGATCAGCATCGAATACGACTCCGCCGGGACCACCGACAACATCATCCTGGGCTACTTCGGCTCCTACGACGGCACCAACTTCGACGACCTGCCCATCTGGGAAGTCACCCTGGACGACAACGGTGGGGCCGACACTCAGCAGACCCTCGGCTTCTGGCCCGCGCCGCCCCACGGACGTATCGGCGTCAAGACCACCGGCACCACCGACACCTACGACTATCGGATAACCTACCACCCGGTTCGAGGAAATGGCTCATGAGTGACTATCACGTCCTGCAATCCAGCCCCGAGGGGCATCAAGTCACCATCGCGGTACACTTCGCTGTACCCGACGAGAACAACGCAGCGGGCGTGAAGCTGCGCACGGCCCTTCGCCAGCACCAACCCTTCACCGGCTCGGCGGTCCCCGGCCTGGAAGACGGCAACCCGACCGAATACGCCTCCCTCCAGAGCGGTGCGACCTGCGAAACCGTCGTTACAGTGGGTCTGGACGGCAATCTTTCCGACGTGGCGAAGCTGGCCTACCTAGACGCCCAGTACGGTCCCTTCACCGCTTCCGAACTGACCCGCCTGCGTGCCATCCTACGCTATTGGGGGTATGCACACAATGTGTCGTAAGCTGCTTCTGATCCTGTTCCTGTACAGTGCGTGCCTCGGCGGCATCCTAAAACCACGGCGTGCATTCATCCTCACGGATCGCGGCAACCTCCAGGCCCGTGGCCTCATCGGCTGCTGGCTGCTGAACGAGGGGGCGGGCACGGTCGTTCGGGACGCGAGTGGCAATGGGTTTCATGGGACAAACTCTGCGGCGACATGGACATCGGGGGCATTTGGGCCGTGTATGGCCTTCAACGGCACTGACGCCTTTGTAGACATTCCCGGTAAAAACATGCTTTATCCACTGACAATGTGCTGCTGGGTACGGTTGAATGTCAACAACATCGTCCAGGTGTTGCTGTACCTTGGAGATGGTGTGGAAAGCGGATCCGCCACGGACTTGGTTTGTCTCCGTGTTAATTCTGAGGGTACCCCGTTAGCGACGGCCTGGCGAGGATCGGCTGGTAATTCCGCAACGGGGACGACTGTACTGGTGCCCGGAGTATGGTATCACCTGGCGGCGGTATTTGTCCATTCCACAATGAGAGAAATCTATGTCAATGGCGTACTGGAAGCGACAAACTCGAATGAGGAGGTTATAGCCGGCTCAAAGGTATATTGGTCCATTGGGGCATGGAGGTTATCAGCGGGTGGAGCGCAGTATCACGCCAATGCCCTCATTGATGCTCCGCAATTCTACAATCGTGCCCTGACCCCATCCGAGATCGCCAGCCTCTACCGCGACCCCTACCAGATGTTCCGGCGCGAGCCGGTAGAATACTACGTCACCGCAGGGGGCGAGCCGGAGCCGCCCAGTGCCTATACCCACATTATGATTATCGCCGGCACGCCCGCCCTGATCGTCCTGACGGCCCTGGCAATGGCGTGGCAGAAGCGCCCTCCCGCGTGATGAGGGGTCTATAGAACACGGTAGTATTATACGGACAGGAGCGTGACATGGCAAGACAGAGCACGAGCGAAGCGAACGGAAACGGCAAGATACGATTGGATCGAGGGTGGCTCCAGACATTGGTCACTCTTGCAACGATTGTCGCCGCCGCCAGTGCCGCCTGGGTAACACTGCGCGGTGACGTTAAGGCAAACTGCATCAAAAACACCGAGCAGGATACGCGCATCTCGACGAACACCGACAGGATCGGCGATCACACCGAGCAACTTGGCCGGGTCGATGAGCGCTGGAAAGCGATCAATGATTCCCTAACTAAGATCGATCGGAAGCTCGACGATCTACAGCGTGAGCGATTGCCATGACTGAACCCGTGAATCAAGCCCGCAATCTGCTGTGCGACCTCATGCCCCTGTGCGGGCAAGCGGTGGATGGTCATCTATGGCGCGAGTTCCAGGAGCGCTATGCCCTGCTGACGGGCGACGTCGCCGGCGCCAGCACGATCCACAGTCCGACGGTCATGCTGGCGGCGGTAGAGGATTGGCTCGACGAGACAGTAGGTTGAGTAAGGGAAAAACTGTCTCGATAAACCACGTGTCCATTCTATATATTTCTCGGAATTATGTTGACGCCGACCAAGGCCATCTGGTATTTTCAGATTATGGTCTTGGCAGACACACAACACGTTCACAATGGCAGTCCTTATTCGGAAAGAACCCCGAACTTCTGGTCGCCCTCCCCTCGTCTTGCCAAGACTGCTTATGGGCCGACCACTACGGGGGCCGGACTAACCTCCGGCCCCTTCTGTCGATCTCTTTCTCGGGCCCCGGCGCTTCTCACTCCCTCTCTCCTCCGCACCGCCGGGGCCACTATTCAATGTGAAACACAGATAAAAGGAGAACTGCGATGAAACGATGGATGATAGCACTGATCTTGCTCTGTGCCGCGCCCGTGTGGGCCGGTGAACTGAATGTGGGCGGTCTGATAGCCCAGGGCCAGAACGGGTTCAGGACCGGTATGGGCTGGCAGGTGGACTACTCTCGCGCCATCGGCACTTCTGACTGGTCGTGGTTCGCGGGGGTCAGCCAGACGACGTGGAACCTGCAAGAGAGCGGCTGGTCCTACGAACGCAGTTGCTTCTCGATGTCGTTCGTCCAGGAAGGCAGTATGACGGACCTGAGGCCGTTCGTCGGGGCCAGATGGAGTCGGCCGCTTCCGTGGGGCATACGCGGGCAGGCATGCGTGGACGTGGGTTGGGACTTCATGGACAGCGACCTATCCGATACGTTCATGATGCAGACATGCAAGCATGTATCCACATACACGAACGACTATGACATGGCCGATACCTGGACGGTCCGGCCGGGCCTGAGATTGACGAAGATGCTGGCCGAGAAGGTCGGCGTTACGCTCGATGCGGCCTACACCTTCGATATGGACCCGGACGATATCACCTTGGACGGGCGCAGTGTGGGTATCGAACGCGACCTCTCCGGCTGGCGGCTGGGGGCGGGTCTGGTCATCAAGCTGTAACGCCTGGGCCTAAGTGCGCTCTTTGAAAAACACGTTTTGATCTTTCTAACTTCATCACCCTCCTCCTAAGACCGGCACGGATGCCTGTGCTGGTCTTTATGCCCCTGAGTCCTGGTGGACGCACTCGCGACTGGCAGGTTCGATTCCTGCTGGGGGCCTTGGGTGTGCCGTAGACACGAGGCATGGATGTCCTTAGTCTGGCGCGGCACACCCGCTCTTTGAAATTGTCCGCCGACGTGCCAATGAGAACTTGAGCCGAATCCGTTTGACGGCGCGTCGTCGGTTCATGGATGGCTGGTCTGGGCCAAGGATGGCCCGCTCTTTGAAAACTACGGAGTAGAATGGCCACGGATGGTCATGGGCGGCGCGGTGGTGCGAACGTTCTCGAACCGTTGAATGGTCCTGGCGGTCTCGCGACACGACTTGCTGAACAGCTACCGCGCCGCCCTGTTATTGGTACACCTCGCGCGATGGCGCACACAAGGAAACGATTTGAAAGGAGTCGAAAATGAAAAACTGGACATGGATTGTATTGTTAGTGTTGGCCCTGACGGCCAATCTGGCGCAGGGCCGCGACTGGCTCGCCTCGTTGGCGGGCAACGACGAGCAGGTCAAGCTGTTCGTCGGAATCGGCGACCCGAACGCAGGGACCATCGGCCCGGTCGTAGCATGGCATGAGGGCGTCGATCATGCCGTGTGGCAGGCCGGGCTGCGGGCTGAGTTGGACGTCAGCGGACGGACCCAGACCATTATCGACAAGCTCGGTCTGGTCCCGTCCTCGTGGTGGGGTCTACTGAGCGACCTGGAGGCCCGCGTGCATCTGACGGCCGAGGTCGGGGCCGTGGACGTGGCGCACTCGATGCAGGCATGGGCGGCACCGGGCGTTAAGCTGAGTCTGGGTCCGATCAGTTACGGGATAAGCTACGATATTTTCGAGGGCGGGTCTGCCCGCGATATCGCGGAGTCCGGCGTGACGCATTTCCTGGGAATCGAAAAGCGGTTCTGATTAGGTGCTACTGCAAGGGCCCGCCCGTTGGGAGCCCTGGCCGAAGGGTTTGACGGCGGGCGGGCGTTTTGAACGGTATGAACGAGAGGTGGCACGATGCTGACAATGATACGGGGCAGTGATGGGGCGACGACAATCATCATTAAGTACGCATCCAAGGGCGGGCCCTATGCGAAGTTGTTCATAGGGTTTAATCCCGGTCCATTTCGGCGGGTCTTCCCCGGCGAACGGCTGCCGCGCAAAGGAAGTATACGCCGTATCTCCGGTCTGGAATATCTGCCCGATGTCGAGCCGACGGACGATAAGTGGGTGACGGTCGTGACGCGGAATGAGATGAGGTTATTTTGCAATGCGGGCGACATAGCTATATGGTGCGTGCCCGGCAGGCAGGCACATCTCGTGAAGTGCGTGTTTGGCTGGTGGTGTTCGACAGATATTGACCCCGTTACAGGCGCATGCTGGTCCGGGTTTCGCAAAGCGATATATTTCAAGCGACTCTTTCCCGGCAAACGACTTCCTGCGCCTGGGTCTAAACAGGTGATACGTGGTCTGTCTATTGTGAAAGGGGCGTGACATGTGGCAAGGGATTCTGGGTTGGCTGGCGCAGCGCATTCTGCGGCGCATGATGAAAAAGGGTATCAAAGAGGCGAACGCGAGCGGCAAGCGGTATTTCACGTGGGACCGTAGCCGTGCGTGGCGTGGCTGGATGGTCGAGCAGGTCAGGTGTGTCAGGGCGTGGGCGAACGCGCATAGCGATCCTGCGCTGACGGCCGATGACGATTTCTTCGCATGTGTGGCGTGGACGCTGGAATCGGATCGACTGGCGGGCGATTTCAATAGGAACAAGCCTGCGTCGAAACGCATCGACGCACATACTATCGGCGAGATGAGGCCGGTGCCGCATGAATGATTCAGTAAAAACGACAGACGAGCTATCGCGATTGCAGACCGAGAACGAGAAGTTCAAAAAGCGGCTGGCAGGGGCGTGGAAGTTCGTTTTGAAGCGAGACCTATCACCTCAACCGGAATGTTGTGTATGGTACGACGACGAAACCAAATGGATATTGCCGGACGTGGTGAAGAGATGTTTTGGCGTAGACATCAAGCCGGGCCAAACGATTACCCTGCTTGTCATTCCAGTTGAGGAGGGCTCTACATGAGTGACTCGGCGATTGCGATTCTGTGCAACGCGATCCGGCATGCGCGGATGAACACCGTGCCCGACGGCATGTTGATCGACGCGGACGATTGGGCGGCGATCTACGATGCGATGGAGGCCGTGACCGAGGAGGAAGGCGAGACATGCACTTGGACTGAGGGGCCGGATGGTCTATTCGACACGGAGTGCGGCAGGATGTATCAGTTACTGACGGTGTGGCCAACGCAAACGATGGATGAATACAGATGCCCGATGTGTCACAAAAAGATCGACATTGTCCCGTACAAAGAGAAGGAGCCGGAGCGATGAGTGACACCGGCTTGTTCGGCCAGCCAGTTCAGTCGCCCCGAAAGGGCTGCTATGCCGACGTGCCCGGCACGGGTCCGGCGGGGCAGACCTGCGGAACGTGTATGTATCTGCACCGTCGTCATTCGGCCGGCACGTATCTGAAATGCTGGCTCATGCGAGAGTACTGGACGGGCGGGGCCGGTACGGACATCAAGGCCGGGAGCCCGGCGTGTAGATATTGGGTAGAGAAGAGGGGAATGAAACCATGACGGCTGGTCCCATCAACGACAAGGATGCCATGATAGCGGCCTTGCAGGCAGAGATCGAGAGGTTGCGCGGGAAGAGCATAGATGACTTCATAGAGCACCGCGCATTTCAATCGCTGCACGCCTTTAACCTTCAAGAATTGGCCCGAAAACAGACAGGGATGCAACAGGAGATCATACGATTGCGCGCTGAACTGGAAAAGTGCCATAAGTGCCTCCCTGTCGAAGAGGTGAAACCATGACAACCGTGGCAGATATCGTGAAAGCCTACCTGGAAAAGCATGGGCTGGATGGGCTGGTGAATGAGGATGGCGAGTGCAGTTGTTTCAAAGACGATCTGGCACCCTGTGGCTATTCGTCGATGGAATGCCGTGTGGGCCGCAAGATTCCGTGCCCGAACCCCGGCACGTGTGAATTCGGTTGTGGGCCCGACGATTACCATATTCAGGCTGTGACGCCCGAGGAACGGAATCACGAACAGCCTGGAGACGCTGTTCGATAATGGGGTTTCTGGGAGGATCGAGGATGGGCCGATAGTGGTGGACAATGTGGAAGGGCCGGCACAAAAACCCTGTGAGTCAAGTATGCCCGCCTCGCCGGCCCGGCGGGCTTGATAGGAGGCGATCAATGTGGATAGAACTGATTGGAATAGCAGCCAGCGTGATTGCCATTATCGGCGTGTTGATGAATAACCGGAGGATGCGCGCATGTTTCGTGCTGTGGATCGTCTCCAACGGACTATCGGCCCTGATTCATGTCCAGGCGGGCATCTGGTCGTTGGCGGCGCGGGATATCGTGTTCTTCGTTCTGGCGGTCGAGGGCTGGCTGCTCTGGAGTGAAAGGAAACGCACATGCGAATGAGAACGACAGCGATAATCGAAACAGCCATGGCGACGGCACTCCTGGCGGCTCTGTGCCTGGCGCAGACGCAGGAGTGTCCGGAGCAGGTGTTTATGGACCCGAACATCGTACCATTTGCCGTGGACGTCAACCACATATCAGTCGATCCGGGCAGTGGGCAACGGCTGCTCCTGGGCTATGTGATTACCGACGTGGGCCGCGAGTGGAGCTATCCAGGCTGGGTGTGCGACCCGGACGGCAACCCCGTGACGATATCGGCGTCGGCGGGCACGCTGGAGAAGCCCACGGCGACGACCTACGTGCTGTGGGGCATGGAGCAGACGACAGGCGTGACCTACTACCACATATCGGCCACTGATGTTCCGTTGGAGCACCAGGAGCCCCTGACGCGCACGGGTACGGTTGCCGTGCTGGCGGTGCCGCAGAACCGACGGCCGACGCTGTGCGGGGGCAGGCCATGACCCGATTGCTGGTGATAATGCTGCTGGCGGGCGCTCCTCGACTGCACGCAGTCCCGGACGTCGCCCGGCCCTATGTGCGACTGCTGCGGCATGAGGCGGTATTCGTGGCGTGGTGGATTCGTACCCAGGGCACGCTCGATGCGTTCATTGCCGACAACCACGAACCGACCCGCGACCGGCAGCGGGCGTGGCAATTCAGGAGGAAGCTGTTATGAATAATCCAACTAAAACACGCTACAAACATATCCAATTCGTAAGAGAACCACGATTTGGCGCACCTCTTTGGGTGTGCCGGTCGAATCGTGGGAGAGAAGTGCTGGGCACGGTGCAGGCGGGGGCGTGGAGTCGAGTGACGTTCTTTCCCCAGTCTAATACGGAGTTTTCTGCGGATTGCCTGGACGACATATCTCATTTCATCGGGCAACTGGAAGAATCCAAATGAGTATCGACGACGGGCTTGTCAAGACGCGGAACAAGCGGGCGTTCGCGCCGGGCTCCAACCCGACGATGGGGCCGGAGCCACGAAAACGACGGTGCCTGAATTGTCGCTTGATGTCTACGGCCCCGTCCGGGGATCGGCACATCTGTACGGTGACGGGCAAGATCGCACACCCGGAAGACGATGCGTGCGAGAAGTACCAGCGATGGAAAGCGCGATACCTGGACAAATGATGCGGCACGGAAAGGAAACCGAAATGGCACAAGACAACGACAACATTAAGCCCCAACCGTATCACGATAACAACCTGCTGCTGAGATGCACGTATTGCCGGGGCATGGCAGCGCGGGGCGACCTCTACGGTGAATATTTCCTGTGCTCGAACTGCGCCGACGACGGCGATGCACTGATGAAGGTTGCCTGCCTGGCGTCGTGTGTTTCCGACGGCACAATCCGCCTGGAGGACGATGAGATAGCGCTGCTGCTGGAGACCATCGACAACTGCCTGCGGGACGAATGGCTCAGCCTGAACAATACGAGCTTGTACACCGTGATTCGCGATAAACTGAAAGCGGCTGGCAAGAACGACGAGGAAACGACATGAGAGACGGATTCATTATCGACTATGAAACTGTCGCGGCGCGATTGGCACATGAGGATTCCAAGATACAAGCACGTTTCATTTCTGTGTTTCTCAAGGAATTAAGATATGCAGCGTCCACAAATTATAACGTGGAGATGCAGTTGTGTTACATGAATGCCGAACTGTCGGCAACCGACCGTGAAACCCTCAAGATGTTATCGTTTACGGAGAATGAACATGGCAGCACGCAGTGAAATCGAGAAACGGATACGGGAGCGGATCGAAGTGAAGAAAAACGAATTCCACAGGGCGGAGAACCTGATAAACGTGATCCTTGACAAGCGCCGCGAGCTTGAGGCCCAGTTGACCGAAACCACTGTCCGGGCAGAAGCCATCCGAGAAGGACTGATTGAGGACGAGGCCCTGTTGGCCTCTGCCCTGCCGAAACGTCAACGCCGCAAGAAAACCGAGGCGACCGATGACGAGTGAACCGGCTCCGGGAAAATACTTCGGCGTGCCTTTCTCCGAATATCTGGAGTGGCCCTATGTCAATGGCTCTCTGCTGTTGACGCTCCGGGACAAGACGCCGTGCCATGCCGAGTATGAGCGCCTGCATCCAGCGGACCCGACGCCGGCCCTGGAGTTCGGCACGAAGTTCCACATGGCCCTGCTGGAGCCGGAGATATTCCAAAGGCATTATCGAGTCCTACCAGACGACGCTCCAGGCCGACCGACCGAGGCGATGAGAAGCGCCAAAAACCCATCGGAGTCGAGCCAGTACAGGATCGCGTGGTGGGACACATGGGAAGCGGACGGACGCGAAGAGATCAAGCCGCAGGACGCCGAGGCCATTGCGGCCATGTGCGCCGCCGTGCGAGGGACTCAAGCCAGACAGTTCATCACGGGTGGGCGGTCGGAAGTGTCGCTCGTGTGGGATGACCCGACGACCGGCCTGCGGTGCAAGGGACGACTGGATTTCGTGCAGGAGCAGCCCTGGCAGGATGTCATTACTGACGTGAAGACGACAGAAGATGCAGGAGAAGAGAAGTTCCGCAAAAGCGTATTCTTCTACGGTTACTTCGTCAAGGCGGCGCTCTACGCTGACGCCTGGAAGATATTGACGGGAGAGAATCCCTTGTTCGTCTGGCTTGCGGTAGAGAAGAAGGCGCCGTATTGCTCGAAGGCGTGGGAGGCAGATGACAAGTGCCTCCAGGCGGGTCGCAATGTCTACCGCATTCTGCTGGACCGTTGGGCGGAATGCGTAAAGAGCAATGAGTATCCCGGCTACGGCGAATCCGTAGAACTGCTGGGATTGGCCCCCTGGATGCTCGATGCCTCCGGCGTGGGGCGCTTCAACTTGGAACCGACGGAACAACCGAATGAACCATTGGGCGGGGCCGACGCCTTCGCTCAGAAATATGGATTGGAAGATGAGGACTGATATGGCAGAGAACGAAACAGGGCCCGTCGAGGCGGCCGTGATACAGAAGCGCGACGACGAGAGAGAATACCAGATGGCACCGGCGAACATGCAGCCGATGCAGATGGTGGCGACGATGGTAATGAACGGGGCGAGCCAGGACCAACTGGACAAGATGATGAACTTCGTCAAGGAGATGGATGCGATCCAGGCACGGAAGGCGTATGCCCAGGCGATGGCGGCGTTTCGCGGTCTGGTCCAGACGGTGATCCGCTCCGGTAAGGGCCACACAGGGACCTACGCCAAACTGTCCGACATCGAGGAACAGATACGCCCCGCTCTGGCCCAATGCCAATTGACGCCCAGTTGGCGCATCGTCAAGGACGAGAAAGACTGGATCGCGGTCGAGTGTCGCATCACGCATGGGATGGGTCACTACGAGAGCACGTCGTTCGGGGGGCCGCCGGACAACAGCGGCGCGAAGAACCTGCTACAGCAGCGTGCCTCCACGGTCAGTTATCTTGAGCGATACACACTGAAAGCACTGCTTGGACTGACGGACAAGGACGATGACGGCAGCGGCGGCGCACCGAACACTGAACCGGAAAAGCCAAAGACTCATACCGTGTCCGGCAGCGACGACGAGAAGCGGCGGCTGGCCGACCTGTTCCGGGCCGCCAGCGGCGCGCCGAGAGCGACCAAGGCGCAATTAGCTGACTGGTACAACCAACTGCTGGCCCTGGTCAAGAAACAGACGGTCGCCGAGTATGCGGAATGGTTTGAAAACAACGGGACCATCAAAGATGGGAAAGTAGCCGCCAAAGATGACGATCGTGAGCCTGCCCCTGAAAATGACCTTATTGACCCTGGCTCGGAAGTAAGTCGGCAGGGGCAGGCTCTTACCGAAGACGACAAGACCGATTGGCCGTTTGTATGCTCTCGTTGTGGTTCAGTCCACAAGGTCATGCCGGCCGGGGCCAAATGCACGAGTTGTTTTGGTGCGGTGACACAGGAGAAACGAAATGCCTGAGACCGAACCCAAGCGTATGCCCTTCTCGCCCGCACTTGTACCGAAGGTATTGGATGGGACCAAGACTGTGACGCGCCGCTGTCACAGGACGCCGAGGTACAAAGTCGGGGATATCATCTGTATCTCGGAGCGGTGGCAACATGAAGATACTTCGTGCGATGATCCTCAATGTGGTAATCCCTATCACATATATTACCATGCGACCGACCCAGCACCAGAAACCGTTGCGAGATGGAGACCCTCCATACTCCAGCCGGTCTGGGCCTGCCGGCCCTGGCGGGGCCGCATCATCGACGTGCGCCAAGAGAGACTGTGGAACATCGACGATGAGGACGCGGAACGCGAGGGGGTAGAGCCCGGAAACGCCGCAGTCTACTTCCGCGAGCTCTGGAACTCGATCAACGGACGCAGGCAGGGCTACGCCTGGAAGGACAATCCACAAGTGATTCGCTATGAATGGGAGCCTGTCAATGTCTAAGATAACTGAGATTCCAGAAACGCCTCTCGGGCCCCTGGCCGATCTGCAACGACAGGTCAACGATCTGCGTGAGGCGTGCGACTACCTGTTGACAGTGGTGATGATTATGGCACCGCACATCGATTGGCTGGAGGTGCCAGAGTTGCCGAAGGCATTGAGAAAACCGCAAACGGGAGGAACCCCATGAGCACTTTCGGACGCGGACACCGAGGCAGGCCCAGGCCCCACGTTCCCGGCCAGATGAATAAGACCGAGCAAGCCTATGCCGACCGGCTGGAAATCCTGCGCCGGGCCGGCGAAGTGCTCAGCTTCCGCTTTGAAGCGATCAAGCTCCGCCTCGCCAAGAACACGTTCTATACGCCAGACTTCCTGGTTGTGACGCCAAGCCAGATCGAGTTTCACGAGGTCAAGGGCTTCTGGCAGGACGACGCCCGCGTCAAGATCAAGGTCGCCGCCGACCAGTACCCGGAGTTCGCCTTCATCGCCGTCCAGAAGAGCAAGGACGGCTGGAAGGTTGAAGAGTTCTGATAAGTGAATCAATGATACCAGAGCAGAAAAGGAAGGACCAACATGCATACGATTGACGCAACCTACGAGGGCTTGGCCCCCATGATGCACGACCGGTTTTTCAACGCCGAGGAAACCGACCGAGGCCGGGCAAAGAAACGCGCGGCGGGAACGTGGAAAGAGGAGTTACCCCTCAAGCTCCACGCCGACGGCAAGGGTGTGTTTTTGCCGGCCGACAACATTCGCATGATGCTGATCGGCAACCAGTACCGTCAGGGCGCTGCGACCATTCTGGGCTCGTTTATCGAGACGCGCAAGAAGACCGAATACCTCAATATGTGCAAGGGCTGTATCTGGGTGCTCGGTAAGGAGGACGCCCTGAAAGTCTATCTCAGCCGCGACGGCAAAAACATTACCTGGGACCCCGAGGATTACGACGAGCGGTCGTTCCCGGCCAAGGGCGGTGGTCGCAAGCTCACGCGCCGCCCGATTATCCGCCTGCCGTGGTCGATGGCCTTTCGTATCCAGGTCACAGACGACCGGATCGACTCGAATAAGGTCCGTGAACTATTCGACGTCGCCGGCTTTCGCTCCGGGGCTGGGGCCTACGGGCCGACCTTCGGCCGGTGCCATATCGTCGCCTGGGATGTGGTTAGCTCAATCTGAGCAGAATTGTGGCGAGTGGATGGGATGCGATGCGACCAGACCTGAACTCAACCGGAAAGGAAAAGAGGAGCACTGAACTGACAAGACATGAACAGACCAGACCAGAACTCCAGTGGAATTGAGGTGAGTGGAGACGACATGAGTGGAAACGAAAGGACCGGAACAGACCAGACCAGAACTCAAGCGGTTCAGACGCGCGAAGAACCGAGCAGACAGGATACGAAAGGAACCCAAATGAGCACGAACATGAACACGCAGGAGAACATCGAGCAGCAAGAAGCCCAACTATACGCCACCTGCCTGTCGAAATTGCAGGCGTATTTCGACGACGAGATAGAAGGCGGCGACGAGGTGGTTACGGCGATCAAGGCCGCCAACATGCTCGTCAAGCGGGAGCAAAGCAAGGGCGCACGGGAAGGTAAAAAAACAGCCTCCCAATTTAACAGCGGGAGAATTTAACAGGAGTGAATGATGGACGTGATCATAGTTCGGTTGGATTTAGAGGTGCAAGTCAGTCTTCCGGAGGGGCCAATCCTGCATGATGGAGAGCTAATTGCCGAGTGCAGAGAAAGAGCAATTGAAACAGCACTTTGCGCTATTCCGCAAGAGGCGAATATCTACATAGACGGTGAGGACAAAGAGCCCGCAAAGGTCTTCATTGATGCTTCGGAAGACTTTTCTGTGGATGAGGTTCGGATCGAAGGCGAGTGATGTTTGAAGCGGAAAACGACATCAAAAAACATTTCCGGTATGTATCGTTTAACAGCGAGAGAAATCAGGAGGTTAACAGCAAATGATAACCGTCGGGCACTTTTTCGCTGGAGGCGGAGGTGGAATTTTAGCGTCCGAAATCCTCGGACATGAATCGGTTTTCGCGTTGGAAATCAATGAAAGGAGATGCTGTGTCATTACCGAATCAGGATGGTTCCCAAGCCTGCATGTTGAATGCGCGGATATTAGATGGTTTGACCCCAGTCCATGGCAAGGACGCATGGATTGCATTTCAGCGGGTTTCCCTTGCCAAGATATTTCATGTGCTGGACCAGGTACAGGAATTCACGGAGAGCGAAGCGGGCTTGTTTGGCAGCTATTCAAAGCAATTGACATTATTAAACCATCAATCATTTTCCTTGAAAACTCCCCGAGAATCAGAACGAAAGGCCGGCGCGAAATTATCCGGGCCATTGTGGAGAGAGGATATTCCTGGAGAGACGGAACGCTTGAAGCCGCTCATGTCGGCGCGGGCCACAAAAGAAATCGCTGGTGGTGCCTTGCTGCCGACGCTGACGGTTTGCGGAAACTGGAACAGGAAAGGCGCATCGCAGAACAGCGGGGATGGATTGGCCACGGCATTACGGAAGATGCCAACTTTATTGGCTTCGGACGGAGACCACGGAGGTCCGAACGCACGGGACAGCAAGGGGAGATACTCACTGTCGGGGGTGATTCCGAGATTACCAACGCTACTGAAGTCAGACGGCAGCAGGGGACCGACCAAAGCGGAGAGACCGGATTCTGGCGGTCCCAACTTGCACACTGCTCTGCGGAGATTGCCAACACAATTATTGCCGCAAGAGATTTCACGGGGTGCGGCAACTGGTTTCCGATTGACGCCGGAATTTTCAGAATGGTGGATGGGATGGCCGATAAGATGGACCGCATTAAAACCTGTGGAGACGGGCAAGTCCCGCTCCAAGCGGTCGTAGCATGGGCGCTTCTTGCGTGGAGTTGAAATGTTCAACGGCTGGAAAATAACCAACGTTCTTGACGTGGGCCTGTGCGAGCTGGACACAGCCGACGGGCCCTACAACAAGACCGGATACCGACTTGAGCATCGAGAGGACGGATTTGCAATCACGGTCGGCCTGATGGAGTACATATCTGGCTGGTCAGCGTTGGAGATACTTTACTGGCTGCACGAAAAACAAGCGATACCAAGGAGATACGACAATGCGAGAAGGCAATGAAGACAACAAGCCTCATTTGTGCGTGCCGACGTTGGACGGCAATGCTCACGTAATTCCAACGGAAGTGTTTGACAAGATCATTTCTGGTGAGATGAAGATCACCGACATGGATGATTGGGAAATCATCACTCGGACAGCCTTTTCGGAATGGCTGCGAGGATTGGAAACGGCAGCAAAAACACGAGTTTACAAGGCTGCCGTTGATCACATCGCGGATACGATGGCTGCCGGGGCATGGCAAGACGGGCCCGCTCCGAAAGACGGCTCTTGGATTTTGGGACTCTTCTACGGACTACCTTATGTTGTCTGTTATGACTCATGGGAGATTAGTGAAGAAGGCGGTCCAAAAGAGACAGAAGAAGGGTGGTGCTTAGCTGGACAAGATATGCATCCAATGGATCAAGACGAGCCCGAAAAGTGGGCCCGAATCATCCACCCAAACCGACACATGCCGGCGTCATGGGACGGGCCCGGAGACCAACGTTAGGAAATGTACATTTGGGAAGCCGTTTTTAAATATAACCATAGAAACGAAAGCGGCGAAGAAATTTTTGATAGAATATTAGAGAGGACATTAAATGTATAAATTCATAGATTTATTTTGTGGTATCGGTGGTTTCAGAGTTG